AAGCACAGCATCCTGACGATATCGCCAGGGCTGACATGGACAAGAAAAAGATCGTTGGCGGCTTGGCCACTGTCAAGGACATGTTCCGATGAAGATACACGAAATCATTGTAGAAAGCCGCCGTGTCATACGTGAAGGCATTGCGCATCCAGAAGATGCCATATTCTCACAGCCTGGTGTGCAAGGTGCCATGACCGAAGTAGACAAGCTGGCAGCCATGGCAGTGAACCCAGAATCAACCACCATCAAGTGGGACGGCTTTCCTGCCTTGATATTTGGTCGTGACGTTGACGGACAGTTGATTGTTTCGGACAAGCACATGTTTGACAAAAAGGATGGCTCGGGCCGAGTCAAGAGTCCTGAACAGTTCTTGCAGTATGATCAGAACCGTGGCGCCAATCGTGGCGACCCCAACAGCTTTGGTGGCAACTTGTACGACAAGATCAACACACTGTGGCCAGCACTGGAACAGGTGATACCACGCAACTTCCGCGGATTCTATTTTGGCGACTTGCTGTATGCAGGCAAACCTCCTGTGCAAGGCGGTTTCTTTGTGTTCAAGCCCAATGTGATCACCTACAAGGTCAAGCAAAACTCACCAGCAGGCGCACACATTGCGGCCAGCCTGGGTGGCATAGCAGTACACACATTCATTCCTGGCATTGGCGAGCCTGATCGTCCACTCAATGGTCTAGGCGGCCTACCTCCTGATGGACCCATATGGTTTGTCACAGGTGAAATGCCTGTGCCACAGGTCAAGATTGACACCAGCATGATCGCCAAGACCAAGAGCTTGATCAGTAGCAACGAACAAGCAGTAGACAATCTCAAGACCAGCCTGGTAGGCATGAAAGCCAAGGGTGTGATAGATGCCATCAGTCCCTACATCACCAGCAAGATCACTGCTGGCAGTTTTGACAACATGCTGGCAGGCTTCTACAAGTTCCTTGAAACCAAGCTGAGTGAAAAGGCCAAGACCACGCTGTTGGCCAATGGACAGGGCTATCTCTACAAAGAAGGTGCCGCTGGCCTGAAAGCTGTGTTTGAGATCTGGGTGGCCATCTACAACCTCAAGCTCAACATCAAGAAACAGATCGACGGTCAACAGGCCACAGGCGACATACAAGCATTCACAGGCAACGATCCCGGCCACGAAGGTTACGTAGTGGGCGGCGGTGCTGACAAGATGAAACTGATAGACAGGCTGGGCTTCAGCCGCGCAAACTTTACCAAGAACGGATAGCATGCTGAAATTCATACAAGGTGAACTGGTAGAAGCGGCAATGATGCGCAGTCCCATCAGCATAGGGCCGCGCAATCCTCGTGAGCTGGCCAAGATACTGTACCTGGCCCTGCTGTGTGTGGAGATCCTGCGCACAGAAGATCCTGACCTGGCTCGGCACTATGCCAAGCTGACCATCAACTTTGGTGACTTTGATCACATGCGAGCCAGCACCACAGACACAGCCAACCTCATTGCCATACTCAGCAACCAGGACAAGTACGAAGAGTACATGAAGCCTGACTATGACATATCAGCTCCCATACTGCTGATCAAGGCCTATCTGCGCGGTGTGTGGCAGGACACCTACAGCCACAGCCTCACACAAGCATTCTTCCTGCGCTTGGAAAATGTCTTGATGATCGACGATTCCACCCTGCGCTCTGCACGTAGATCCATCATGCAGTGGCCCTTGGAAAGCCCCATGGAACAGCATCTCACAATGAGTAATATGCGCAGAGAACTAGCCAGCCGTGCCATACGCCTGGATATTGGCGTGGATCTTCTCAATAGTTGAAGTTTTTTGCTGCCAATCATAAATATTTACATGCGCAAATGCGCTACATATTAGGAGAAATAAAATGGCAGTCTTTACACGAGTAAATGGTTCCGCAGGTACACGTTCTTTGAACGGTGGCTTGCCAGCAAACAGTTCACAATCAGGCGTTAGCGTCAAGCTATACTTGATCACTGTTAAAAACGTTTCTGCTTCTGCACAGTCTTTGGCTGGCGAAACAGGTTCAGGTGGCGCACTAGAAGCCATCATGAGAGCACTACCAAGTGGTCCACTAGTCTATAGCCCAGCTAATGACACATCAGGTGTTATCAGTGTTGTTATGGATGGCCACTCAGCACCAGCCGCTTCTGTGATCCAAACAGCACTTCGTGCATTGGGCACAAGCGTTGGTACAGGTATTGACGTTTCAGGTACCACAGTTGCTGACGGTACTGTAATCACAGTATCTTAATAGCTTCGTCGTTTACAATTATTTTTTAGTTGTAGAAACAGGAAAGGCACTTTTACAGTGCCTTTTTTGTTGGCGGTAAATACTGCATGGCCAGGATCATAAACCTCTCAGACAAGCATATCACAGGGTTTACCTTGGTTGATATCACTCCCACTGGCATGACTCGTGATCCTGGCGTCAACAGCCTGTCACGCAATCAACAGCGCAACTGGGAAACAGTGATACAGTGCATAGGACTGCGAGCACAGCCCATGAACCTACAGTGTTTCAGCCCTGACAACAGGATGGAACTAGAGGATCTCAAGGACTGGGAATTTGGTGAAATGTACACCGGTCGGCACAAGATATGGGCGTTTTCATTCATGGTCGAGCACAGCAATGTGTTTGCACAGGGCAACGATCCACTGAAGCTGTTGGACGACAGCTTTGATGAAGTGCCTGTGACCACGTACCTGACCGAAACAGCCAAGTTCATACTGCCGGTGTTTTACACTTCGGGTGCAATCAAAAACATATATTTTAAGATTGGCAGTTTGAAGTTAAATAGCTAATAGAACAAAGAAGATGCAGGTCATCCATTTGGCACATATTAAGGCTCATTATTAAGGCACATCAAACAACGCATCTCGCATAATAACGAGATTGGATTAAAAAGTGGCAACGGATATCGAAAAAAAGAGCCTTGAAGCGCACGTCGAACTGTGTGCAGAAAGGTACACGAAGTTGGAAACGAAACTTAACAACGTAGAAGCCAAAGTTGAAAAACTTGAGGAGCACGTTGTCGCCATCCGTGAAGCATTGGCCGGATCCAGCGACAAACAAAGCAAGCAGTTGATAGCCATCGGCACTGCTATTGTATCCGTGCTGATCACAGGTTTGATCACTGTGATAGTACACCTAGTCAGCAAGTAAGTATGAAAATAATCGAGGTCACCCAAGGGCTACTGATGCCCATCACAAACGAAGAGGCTGATCTCGTATCAAAGTTCCGTGAAGGAAATAGCATATCCAAGTCGGATCTGGATCCACGTGAAACACTGGTGGCCAACAATCTCGTAAACAGAGATGTGCTGTTGAGGAAAAATCAAGATGGTCGCATCACTTACTACAAAAAAACACAAACCTAAAACCAAGAAAAAGTTCAACCGGCAGGTCTTTGAACGTGCTAAACAGCAAGCCACGGCTGAAGCACTGACAGAAGTCATGGCCCGATTCTTCACGCACTGGAGCCGGCAACAGCTGGACCAGCTGGCAACTGCACAGGAGTTCGTGTGCATAGATCTAGCACGAGATTTCTACCAGGTGGGCAAATACAGCCTGGAGAAACGTGCCGAGAACAGCTGGATCGTGCGTGATAAGTACAACGAGGTCCTGCATGACTTTTATCACAGGCAAGCGGCAGTTCTATGGTGCTTGCACGAAACACGTGGTATGTTCCAGAAAGCAAGAGAGTTCTTGAACAACGACAAGCGATATGGATTCATGCAAGATCAGGTGATTGAGTTTTCCGCTAAACTCAAGCAGGCAATGGAAAAACATGACGGATTCCGCCAAGATCTGTACCTGGCTCGACTGAGCTGGACATATCCTATGTTGGAAGAGGTCCGTAATAATCTACAAAAAACTATTACAGCGGCTAAATACTCTAAAGCCTTCGGGGAAAAGAAAAATGAAACTGCAAGAACTCGCAACTAGACCATCAAGTCTTAGAATCAACAAAGTTAACGAAAGTCGCTTTGGATTCGCCATTGATTACAGGAAGTTGACACTGCCAAAAGCACGATCACTCAGCGTCACGCTAGGTGAAAACCTACAAAAGCTGAAACAGAGCTTTGGTATCCACAGTGCAGAAAAGAATCCACGCTACATGGAATTGCTCATGGTGCGTGAAGGTCTCAACCGCTGGATCGAAGAAAATCGCACAGAATTGACTGAAAGTGAAATAGCAAAATCTGGTGCCATCCTAGCGGCAAAAGACATCGTGGACAGCATGCAAGACATGTTGGAAGACATCAGCAAGATGCAGAACGAACAGATGCCTGCTTTGCTTGACACCATTCGCGATCAGATCGGTCAACCACAAGCTGATGCTTTCAAGCAAGCAGTCAGTCCAATCCTACAACAGCTGACACAGCAGTTGCAACAGGCTCGTGAAACAGCCGACGGCGCCGCTCGTAGCCTGGCTGGTGAACAAACAGCACAGCCAATGGACATGGGCGCACCTGCTCCAGACGCCATGGGCGGTATGGGCGCACCTGGTGCTGACATGGGCGGAGCACCTGCTCCAGACATGGGCAGTGACCTTGACGCAGATGCTGGTATCGAAACTGGCGCTGTTGATGCAGCCGCAGGTGGAAACAAAAGTCTCGGTCGAGACAAAAGGTAACACCATGCGCATCAGAGAGTTCGCACAGGACTCAAATGATAGCGAACTAAAGTCAGCTATCATTGGTGTATTGGAATTCGTGCGCAACCGTGCGCACGACAAAAGACTCATGCCCAGCATAGGAACCATTGGTTTGATCAACATGGTCAACAACCAATTGCCTGGTTCCGGTCTCAACTACGCAACCTTGAAACAGATCTGTGACAGTGATCAAACACTGCAAGGACTGGTCACGGAAGTCAACAGAGACACTGTTGAGCTGGCACCATTCGGCGACGAGCCAGATGCTCCCAAAGAACCCGAAGACAGCACAGCCGGTGGCGGCAGTGCCAAAGATCCCACAGCCATAGTGGACAAGATGGCCAAAAAAGCCTCAGCCAAAAGAGATAGCCTAGCTTGACACTTTGACGTAAATACTCTATAATAAGGAGTATCATGGCGTATTCAAACAAAGTAATAGATCATTATGAGAACCCACGCAATGTGGGTTCCTTTGCCAAAGAAGAATCTGGCATTGGAACCGGCATGGTGGGCGCCCCTGCTTGTGGCGACGTCATGAAACTACAGATAAAGGTTGTAAATGGGATCATCCAAGACGCAAAATTCAAAACATACGGATGTGGAAGTGCAATCGCAAGCTCAAGCCTTGTCACTGAGTGGGTCAAAGGAAAAACGCTTGACCAGGCACGAGAGATTTCTAATTCATCAATTGCTGAAGAACTTGCCCTTCCACCGGTTAAAATACATTGTTCAATACTTGCAGAAGATGCTATCAAAGCCGCAATAGAGGATTATAGAAAAAACAATGATCACAGTGAGTGAAAAAGCTGCCGAACGCATACAGCGCATGCTGACCAAACGAGGCCATGGCATAGGCATTCGCCTGGGAGTCAACACAAGAGGTTGCTCTGGCATGAGTTATGTGTTAGAATACGTAGATGAACCACAGCCCGGCGATGACAAGATCAGTGACAAAGGTGTCACTATCTTTGTGGACCCCAAGTCCACTTTATACCTACTCGGCACACAGGTGGATTGGCAACGTGAAGGACTCAATGAAGGCTTCAAGTTTGTCAATCCCAACGAGAAGGGCACCTGCGGTTGTGGAGAGAGCTTTCACATATAATGATAAATCCCAAGTACGACTATAAGCCCCTGGAACGAACCACTCTGGAGGGCAAGAGACACTACTGCTTGCCTGACGGTAGCAAAGTGCCTTCAGTCACAACCATCCTGGATCGCACCAAACCAGCCGAAGCCAAACAGGCACTGGAAAACTGGCGCAAAGCTGTGGGGCATGAACGTGCCCAAGCCATCACTACAGAAGCAGCCAATCGTGGCACCAGAATGCACAGCTACTTGGAATCCTACATACTCAGTGATGACATGAAGCCATTGCCTACCAATCCCTATGCTCACCCGTCTTGGTTCATGGCCGCAGAAGTGATCCTCAAAGGACTCAGCAATGTAGACGAGTTTTGGGGATCAGAAGTGCCTGTGTATTATAGTGGGTTATATGCTGGCACCACTGACTGTGTGGGTGTGTGGAAGGGCCGTCCTGCTATCATGGACTTCAAGCAGAGCAACAAGCCCAAGAAGGTGGAATGGATCAGTGACTATTTCATCCAGCTGGCAGCCTATGCAGAAGCACACAACAACACACATGGCACTGACATAGACCAAGGTGTGATTTTGATGTGTGTACAGCCAAAATTGCAGGAAGACGGCACCTATACCACTCCACAATACCAGGAATTCGTCATCCAAGGAGACGAATTTGCCTACTGGAAACAAGAGTGGCTCAAGCGTGTTGAGTTGTACTACCTAATGAGCTAAACCCTACAATGGGCTAAATACTCCATACACCAGGGGTATTTAGAAAATGGCCGTCGTACAAATATCAAGGATCCAGCAACGCCGTGGATTACAACAAGACTTACCACAGCTAGCCAGTGCTGAGCTGGGGTGGAGCATTGACACCCAGCAATTATACATCGGAAATGGTACCATCGCTGAAGGTGCGCCCAACATTGGCGTGACTGAAATTCTCACACAGAATTCAGACCTGTTCAACATTGCTGGTGCTTACTCTTTCAGAGGTTCAGAGTCTGGCTATACCAGTCGTACTGGTCCCACAGCTGATGCACCCATCAGCCGTACATTGCAGTCCAAGTCTGACGAACTGGTCAGTGTGCGAGACTTTGGGGCCAAAGGTGATGGCGCCACTGACGACACAGCCGCTATCCAACGTGCCATTGATCAGATCTTGTTTGGCAGCTTTTCACTGAGCCAGACACGCCTGCGTCGTGGTATAAAATTGCCAGCAGGCACTTATCTGCTGACGTCTTCTCTCAAGCTACCCAGCTGGGCTTTTCTCTATGGTGAAGGCAAGGACCGCACCACCATTGTGCAGACCAACGCACTGTTTCCTGTGATACAGTTGAAAGACAGTTTCTCTGCTGTGGACAGTTCCTACTACACACAGACTGGATCCAGTCCTGCTACCAACATCACTATCGAAGCCATGACCCTGCAGAACAACAATGCCACCACTGACATTGTGCATCTTGACAGTTGCAAAAACATTGAATTCCTGCGTGTGCTGTTCCGTGGATCAGTGTCCAACAGCACATCAGCATCAGGTGCGCAGAGTGGCGTGAGCGCCATGCCAACCAATGCACCTGCTACCATACTGCCCACCATTGACAACATGGCATTCTTTGAGTGTGAATTCTACAACCTGAATCAGGCTGTGCAGGCCAATGGTACCAACTATCGCGCCATTGGTTGCACATTTAGAAACATGAGTCGTGGCATTGTGTTTGACAATTCCACATCAGGTGTGGCCAGCCGCAACTTCAAGATAATCAACAGCACCTTCCATGACATTGGCAGATCAGCTATCTATGTGAACACACCCGCAGTGACCACTGCCAGCTCGGTAATGAGTAGCATGAACCACTTTGGTGAAGTAGGCACTGCCTATGCAGGTGCCGGCAATGCTGTGTATCCTGTGATCAACTTTGTGAGCGGGTCAGGCAACTACAGCATCGCTGACAACTTCTGGCGCAACGATGCTGACCATAACCTAGTGCCAAGAGTATACACAGCATCTCGTTCGTTGAACATTGCCTTTGATGCCAATACTGGCATCAGCATGGGTATGATGCTGACCACTACTGCTAGAACAGTGACACTGTCAGGCAACGTGGCTTCAGCCACACCAGTGGCACAGCTACCAGCTGGCACACCTGCAGGCACCATCAACTATTGGTTGCGCAGAGACAACAGCTCATATCGTCGTGGGCAGATCGACTATGTCATAAATGGCACCACAGTGCAGTACACCGACGAGTATGCTGAATATCCCAATGCCACCACTTTCCGATATCCTGGGCCTACTGGCATCACGTTCAGCGTGGCAACCACATCCGGCAACACATTCCTGTACTACACCAGTGACGTCAACGGTTATGGTAACGTAACTCTTTCCACCACCTCCTTCAGCTGATAAGTAGTTGATGTGGAAATCAACTGTGTCCGACCGACTGGACAAATGGAAGTCGTTTCGTCATTCTCTCAACAACCTGCCAGTAGAACAAGCACTGGATGCCGTGGCCCAGTTCTGGATCCAGGCACCATTCACTCCCTATTACCTTGACCATGAACGGCCAGATCTTTGGCCAGATCCATGGACCTTGATCGAAGAAAATTACTACTGTGATCTTGCAAAAGCCCTGGGCATCGTGTATACTCTATATCTAAGCGAACACAAAGGTTTGGAATTAAAACTGCGTATAATGAAAAGTTCCAGCAAAGAGCGTATCCAGTACAATTTAGTATTTGTTGACCAAGAGAAATATGTTCTTAATTTAGAACATGGAGAGGTAGTAAATAAAAAATCGATACCGCAAGATCTTGAACTTATCATCGAGTATGATAGAGACAGTTTGAAACTGGACCGATTCTAAAAACGAGGATTCAATGAGCAATATACAAGTAACAAAAAGAAACGGCAACAGAGAACAACTGGATCTAGAGAAACTGCACAAAGTGGTTTTCTGGGCCACAGAAGGTATCACTGGTGTCAGCGCAAGCGAAGTAGAAATCCGCAGTCACATACAGTTCTACAACGGCATCAAGACCGCTGAGATCCAGGAAACTCTGATCAAGGCTGCCGCAGATCTCATCACAGAAGAAACACCCAATTACCAATACGTTGCTGGCAGGCTCATATGCTACCACCTGCGCAAACAAGTCTACAATGACTATGAGCCGTGGCCCCTGCTGGATTTGGTAAAGAAAAACGTGGCGTCAGGATTCTATGACGATGGCCTGTTGGCTGCCTACAGTGCCGATGAGTGGGCACAACTGAACAATCACATTGATCACAAGCGTGATGAAAACTTTACCTATGCGGCCATGGAACAGTGGCGCGGCAAGTATCTAGTACAGAATCGCGTGACCAAGGAAATCTTTGAAACACCACAGATGGCCTATATGTTGATCGCGGCCACCTTGTTCCAGACCTATCCACGAGAAACTCGCATCAAGTGGGTGAAAGAATACTATGATGCTGTGAGCAATCACGACGTCAGCTTGCCCACTCCAGTGATGGCAGGTGTGCGCACACCCATGAAGCAGTTCAGCTCTTGTGTGCTGATTGAATCAGACGACAGCTTGGATTCAATCAATGCCACTGCCAGTGCAGTGGTCAAGTATGTGAGCCAGAAGGCCGGTATTGGTATCGGTGCTGGCAGGATCCGTGCGCTGGGTTCACCTATCAGGAATGGAGACGCATACCATACTGGTGTTGTCCCATTCTTCAAACTTTTTCAAGCCGCCACACGCAGTTGTAGCCAAGGTGGTGTGCGCAACGGTGCGGCCACCCTGTACTATCCCATCTGGCATCTTGAGATCGAAGACATGATCGTGCTCAAGAACAACAAAGGCACAGAAGACAATCGTGTGCGCCACATGGACTATGGTGTGCAGTTCAACCGCATCATGTACGAGCGCCTGCTGAGTGGTGGAGACATCACCTTGTTCTCGCCCAAGGATGTGCCTGAGATGTACGACGCATTCTTCACAGACGCGGACCTGTTCAAGGAACTGTACGAAACAGCCGAACGCAACACCAAGCTACGCAAGAAGAAAATCAAAGCGAGTGAACTGTTCAGTCGCTTCATGCAAGAACGCAAAGATACCGGACGCATCTATCTGCAGAATGTGGACCATGCCAACAGCCACTCCCCATTCAAGCCAGAGAAGGCTCCGATCAAGATGAGCAATCTTTGCTGTGAAATCGATTTGCCAACTGTACCATTGAACGATGTCAATGACGAGGATGGTAGGATCGCACTTTGCACCTTGAGCGCGATCAATTGGGGCAATGTAAAAAGCCCACATGACTTCGAGAGGATGTGTCGTTTGGCAGTTCGTGGCCTCGATGCACTGTTGACTTATCAAAAGTACCCTGTAAGAGCAGCCGAGCTAGCAACACTGGAGTTCCGTCCACTAGGCGTTGGTATCATCAATTTCGCCTACTGGTTGGCCAAGAATGATGTGAGTTATTCGGACCCCCGTGCCCTGCCTTTGGTAGACGAGTATGCAGAAGCTTGGTCCTATTATTTGATCAAAGCTTCTGCAGACTTGGCCCAAGAACAAGGTGCCTGCTTGCGATTTGATGACCTCAAGTACGCCGACGGCGTGTTGCCCATCGACAGCCGCAAGAAAGACATTGACGAACTGGTACCTTACCAAGAGCGCATGGACTGGCGCAGCCTGCGTGAGCAGATACTGAGCACAGGCATCCGCAATGCCACGCTCATGGCCATCATGCCTGCAGAAACATCTGCACAGATCTCCAATGCTACCAATGGTATTGAGCCACCACGTAGCTATGTCAGCATCAAGCAGAGCAAGGATGGTGTGCTCAAGCAAGTGGTACCTGAGTATCGTAGATTGAAAAACAAGTATGAACTGCTGTGGAATCAACGTAGCCCCGAAGGCTACATGAACATCTGCGCTGTGTTGCAGAAGTACATTGACCAAGGTATCTCAGTCAACACCAGCTACAATCCGCAGTTCTATGATGATGAAAAGATCCCCATGAGCGACATGCTCAAGCATCTCATACAGTTCTACAAGTATGGGGGCAAGCAGTTGTATTATTTCAATACCTATGACGGACAAGGCGAAATCGACATCGACAAGCTGGGTGCCAAGGACTCTCTACCACTAGAACCCTTAACTCAAGAAGACTGCGAATCCTGCGTAATTTAACAAAACAATTAAAAGAGAGAACGTCACTATGTCTGTTTTTGGACTGAATAAAAAATCCCATATCAATAGCCTTGCTTTCCTAGACTCCAACGGCGGAGTGACCATACAAAGATACGACACACTCAAGTATCGACAGTTTGACAAGCTCACTGACAAACAGCTGGGCTTTTTCTGGCGACCTGAAGAAGTAGATGTAGGACATGATCAAAAGGACTTCAAAGAGCTCACGCCCTTTGAACAGCATATCTTTACCAGCAATCTCAAGCGACAGATCCTGCTTGACTCCGTGCAAGGTCGTGCGCCTGCCGCCGCCTTCTCTCCAATTGTGAGCCTACCAGAACTGGAGACGTGGATTGCAACTTGGACCTTTAATGAAACCATCCATAGCCGTAGTTATACTCATATCATTCGCAATGTATACTCAGACCCTAGTAGAATTTTTGACGAACTCACCGACATCGAAGAGATTGTCAACTGTGCAAAAGACATCTCAGGCTACTACGATGCACTCATTGAAACTTCCAGCTGGTACAACCTACTGGGCTACGGCACACACACTGTGAATGGTCGCGAGGTTATGGTTGAAGAATATGACCTCAAGAAGAAACTGTGGATGTGCCTCAACAGTGTGAATGCCTTGGAAGGCATCCGCTTCTATGTGAGCTTTGCCTGTTCCTGGGCATTTGCTGAACTGAAAAAGATGGAAGGCAATGCCAAGATCATCAAGCTGATCTGCCGTGATGAAAACGTACACCTGGGTAGCACACAGACCCTGCTGAAACTGTTGCCACAGGATGATCCCATCTTTGCTCGCATCAAGGAAGACACAGTCAAGGAATGTGAAGCCATGTTCCTGCAGGCCGCTCAACAGGAAAAAGACTGGGCCGAATACCTGTTCAAGGACGGTAGCATGATTGGTCTCAACAAGCAGTTGCTATGTGACTACATTGACTGGTTGACCTGCAAGCGCATGACAGCCGTGGGATTGAAGTGTGGTATCAAGACCGGATCCAATCCATTGCCTTGGACCACCAAGTGGATTGCCGGAGCAGAAGTTCAAGTGGCCCCACAGGAAACTGAGATAAGTAGCTATGTGATTGGCGGTACCAAGCAGGACGTCGATTCAAATACTTTCACAGGATTCAGTCTATAAATGATTACAGTATACTCAAAGAACAACTGCCCCTTCTGCGTTCAGGCCAAGAACCTGCTTACAAACAAAGGAATTGGCTTCACAGAAGTCAAAATCGACGAAGATTCAGACGCCAAGGACTTTATTTTGTCCAAGGGCCATCGCACAGTGCCACAGCTATACAAAGACGGCACACTGCTGGTAGAAGGCGGTTATCAAGGCCTGGCCAAACAGCCAGCTGAATTTTTCGAAACTCTCAAAGGATAACAATGTTAATTCAAAAATCAAGCCACGACGTGGGTGACGTCGTAACATTCAAGCTCACCAATGGTGACGAAATAGTTGCCAAGATCGTAGAGATCACTGGTGAGGCATGGAAAATTGAACGCCCTTGCACTGTGGTGCCCAGTCAAAAAGGCATCATGCTGGTGGCCAGCCTGTTCACGGCAGAGCCTGATTTCCGTGCAGAGCTGAAAATGAGCCATGTGCTGTTGCACTCGGCCACAGCACAGCAGGTGCGTGATCACTATATTGAACAGACCACAGGTATCAAACCAGTTTCTGCCAGCTCGCTGATCACTGGTATTTAATATACCCAGTTTTTCTAACGATAAGTATAGTTAGAACAGGGGAATTCAATGGTAGCAACAGTCGCAGGAGTATCCATAGGAGTACAGCCAGAGGCTCCGGCTCCTTACCCTCCCAAAGTCACACCATTACAGGTAACGCCGGGCATGGCGCAGACTGTGTCTGCTCTGCTGACCGATCCGCTGGCGCTGTTGCCCAACGGCACCATGACAGACTTGGCCAACGGACTTCAGGCCTATGGTACTGTGACCCAACGACTGACCAACTTGGTCAACACTGCCAGCACAGTGTTGGTCATACGCAATGCCATCAAGAATCACACACCTGGGTTGGCCTTGATGATTGCAGCCACTGCCACATCAGCGGCCATGACAGCCGCAGGCTACAATCCCAACAACATCGTGGCATCGGCCATACAACGTGCCAATGAGATAGTCAGCAGTCCTTTGCAGTTCTTGGAAAAGATATTCCGCGGACACTCCCACACTCAGGCCAACTTTACCGGTGCTGTGGTATCAGCAGTGCTGAGAGACATTGCTGCCACCCAGCGACTGCTGTCTTCTGTACAGACTTTCTTGGACCTGCTCACTGGTGGAGTCACTTCCTATATTGGACCCAACGTTCCCACCACCACTGCCGCTCAACGACTACGTGCCGCAGGCATCAGTGTTGATGGCAACCACATACGTGCAGGACTCAGTGCCATGGCGCAGGCCATGCGCAATCTTGGTACGCTGTGGAGCCCCAGTGATGGCCTGCTGATTGGCACTCCCAATGGTCTGGTCCTGAGCCTCAAGCGCCAGGGCATTGCAGAAACTGCTGGACTGCGCCAGGCACTGCTGGACGTGGGTGTGTTCATTGACGATGACCTTGATATAGCAGACATCAGTCCTTTCATCATACTCAATGCCCTACGCGAAATCAAAGGCCAACAACTGCAATACATTGTTGAACAGACCCACGTGAAAGTGGCCAATCCTGCAGGTTTGCTCAGTGCGGCTGACCTGTGCAACCCAGCTGTGCTGATGACACAAGAAGCCATCGACAACATTCCCTATGGTGACCTAGAACACTTTGGTCAGGCCATCTTCAGCATGGGCATCACTGACGTGAACATGTGGAGAGAAATAGCTGATGTGTTGGATCAGCTGGAACTGCCAGACGTGGGCAAGATCACCAATGCCAGTTTTGCGTCTGACATGAGCAACCTCAAGAACTACATAGGTCCAGGATCAGGCTTGTATGGTGAACCACAACTGACAGACTTGATTGGCACTGCCGCGGGCGCAGTACACAACGAAGCATTTGCTATCATACAGCGCAGTGCTGGCACCATACTGCAAACACCAACCGGCGCCAATCTCAAGACACAGCTGGACTACTATGATCAACACAACCAGTCCAGCGATCCGGGTTGGAACTCAGACCTAGGTTACAATCCTGTGGCAGTGAACAACTTGGTCACTGCTATCGAAGCACTGGACAACGGCAGTGATCCTGTGGTCACAGAAGCAGTGCAAGCTGCCAATCAGTCAGCTATTGACTCTGCCAACCAGTTACTGGGCGAGATTGCCACAGCCATTGCTACAGGCTACAGCATCTGGGCCACAGTGTCTAGCCTGTACCAAATGGCAGTAAGTCTTGGAACTGCCATTGCGGCAACCGCCAAGAGCCTGGGCTCCGATGGAGGCAAGGTAGCTGGTGCCGCGGCCAACAATGCAGTCAAAGAATCCAGCAAGTTACCCGAAGGTTTTTGGCAGTATGCCATGACCGGCTTCAGGGCCGCATGGAAGATGGTGGAACAGATTTCTCAAGCAGTGGGCAGTAGTCCACAGGTGTTGGGCATGTTACAGAGTTGCATAAACAGGAACTCAGTAGGCGGACAGGCCATCCTGGCCTTGATAGCAGAAACCAAGAACAAGAACCTGTTGGCCGGTATTGGTGTGGGACTGCCCACTGTTGATGTCAACAACGAGTATGCTCTCAAGCTGGCCGAAGGTGGTTATGGGCTGACCACAGACCAGCTGAACATCATAACACTGTATGCCGCCAACAACAACTACTCACCTGCGCAAGTCACGGCCTTGATCAAGATGAACAGTTACTTTGGTTACCAGCGGCACTGGTTTGAAACCTTTGCTGGACTGTATGAACCTGGTTACCTCATACCTGTGGCCACCACAGTGAGTGGTACACAAACAGTGTACACCCAGCTGACCAGCTACAGCACACAAGCCATGCTGGTGGCCAATTTGGTCACTTGGATAACTACCACTGACAACAGCGTGAGCAAGATCACAGCAGGCACACAGATTCGCATATTCCCACAAGGCTATGTGGACAGATCCATGTCTGGCATCGTTTACAGTTACATTGGAACTGCCTTGGTGGCCAATATTTACCAGGCACTGGACCCAAGTGTCACTGCCACAGTGACACCAAATTATTCTTCCTGGTACATCACTGGTCAGTGATAAACTGCTAGTATTACGGCTATTCTAACCCACTATATCCCCCATTATACTAGCTGTTATTGGGGTCTGAGCTTAGTTAGCCTTGACATCTACCCAGCAATAGTGTATTATAACAAGTTGTTCCAAGCCGTAAATAGAACTACGGCTTGTTACAAAGTCGTTACTAAAGGAGAAAACAATGAAAACTCTCGCCCAGGGAACGCCCCAAGCGTTTACAGGAACAGTGGCTAAGGTACTGGTAGTGGCATTCGGTGCTGTCTTGGCACTGTTAATTGCTACCAAGGTCACGGAAGCGAAAATGCAACATTTGAAACGAGAACAGGCATCACTTGAACCCTCAAAGGTCACCGCTGCCATTCGTGAACGTGAGCTCAAATGTCTAGCCCAGAACATCTACTACGAAGCAGGTTATGAGCCCTTCGAAGGCAAGGTGGCAGTGGCACAGGTAACCATGAACCGATCAGAGTCTGGAAAATTTCCCAAGGACATCTGTGGCGTGGTCTACCAAAAGACTGCACTGTATGGATCCACCATTTGTCAGTTCAGCTGGTATTGCGAAACACCAAAGAACACAGGCAACCCGCCCGTGAACAGTGACGCATACAAAGAAAGCATGGAAGTGGCCAAGAAGGTCCTGCTGGAAGGTTTCCGTCTTGACGGACTCAAGGAAGCCTTGTATTTCCACGCAGACTATGTGAAAGGCAACTGGGGCAAGCAAAAGCTGGCTCAGATTGGCAGACACATATTCTATGCAGAACCCAAGAACGTGGCACTCAACTAAAACTTTTTATCAAGGATAAATCATGGAAATCAAAAAATTCAATGGCACCATCAACTTTGATGGATTCAAGTCTTGGATCACGGAATGGTTCGTGGTTCACTTTGCCAAGCTCAGTGCCGACACCATGGGCTGGATGGCTGCCATACTCATACACCTGGCAACCATTCCAACCTTGATTGCCACAGCCGCTGGCTTGAGCGATCGCATGCCTCCAGTGGACATGGTGCTGTTCATGTGGGCCGCACTGTTGCTGTTGTTCTGCCGAGCCACCATACTCAAGGACAGCCTCAACATCATCACCATCGGATTGGGCTTTGCTGTACAAGCAGTGCTCATGGCATTGATGATTTTCAAGTAACATGAAGTTCCTGGCTTTGATGCATGCTCTGTCGGCACAGCGTCAAAGCCAGCCTCTTGCTCCCAGCCAACTCACCGCACGTTGGCGCCGCGTGGTAGACCCACGTGTGATACGATTGAAAACCACCCGCAGTTATGCAGTAGATCCCGACACAGTTGTGGTAGGTGGTACCTATGATCAAGAAGATGAAAAGCTGGGCCTGCCCTGCATAGAAATCAGCCTGGTGTATCATCCTGAACAAGAAACCATACAGCTGGATGACACACACTGGACCAGAGCCTGCTTGGACCTGGCCGAGTGCATAGGGCATGAGCAAATACACCAAGAGCAAGCACATCGCCGCGGTTGGCGATCACGTGCCTATCGTAGCCAGGCTCAAGACCAACGCCTGCGAGAAGAGCAACAGTACCTGGGTGCTGGCTGTGAGATCGACGCCTATGGTTTCAGCATCGCGGCCGAGCTGTGCCACTTGCATGGTGTGTTTGAACCAACCGACAGCACACTTGAGCAGGTGTTCATGTATCGTGTGTATCGAGACACTTTTGCCGAAGATCAATCTGTGTTACTAGAATTAAGAAAATGCATCAGTAAATACTTGTGTCGGCTGGAGGTCGACTATCATGACAAAACAGACCCAAGAGTTATCAGACCAAGAACAAGACGATCTAAGCGAAGACCTGGCAAGTGATGATTATGGATTCATAATAGGCTCAGATGGCACACTCAAACATATTTTCACACCCGACGATTTTTATCTAGATCCTCCAGCCAACGTAAAGCGGATTTTGAAAATTTTAGGCATCAAGGATATAAATAGTTTGTCAATAGAAGGCGACGATACATTACATTGATCATGAACGCATGGTCAAGGGAAAGCCCGGGAGAACCGGGCTTTTTCTTTGGCAGGAATCAGAGAAACTGTTTCAGCAGTTCTTGTGCTTCTGTGGTGTCAGACACTTCGTCAGCAAATGCCATCTGCATCAACTGAATGATGGTACGGCAATCACGTTGATCTGCAGGAGGCAGGGTGGCAATGAATGCCTCCACACCTTCTCGGCTACTGATGGCCCACATGATGTCAGCCAGGGCTGATTGCTTGCGATTGAGTCCGTCAATTTGAATGTCCATCTGCCACCTCCTCTATGTGTCGGCATGCGCCGCGAAACTTGAAACCAGCGCAGGTACAAGTGTACACTGAGCCATCTTTTTCCACAAGGTATTTGGAACCTTTGCTACCTGCAATGGTCCACGTGGGATTGGCAGTGACTGCCTGCTCTTCAACTTCGGACCAGCCATAGATGTCGTTGCGCACGATTTCAAACTTGCGCCCACGTGTGTCGATCTGCATGGGCGTGGCAAAGGTACGCACCTGCGCAGGGTTGCCCCAGGGCGCATAGGCATAGGCCCGATTCTTGGCATCGTCCATCCAGTACACATGGTTGCAGTTGTACTGGGTGTCGGTCCATTCTGTGACTTCAAGGAATGCTTTCATGTCAGGCCTTCAGCAGGTCAATGGTCATGTTGTGCAGTTGATCCACTTCGTCACGCTCCACATAGAAGTCAGTCCGGGGATCCCAGTAGGCACCTTCTTTGGGATCATAGTACAGTATGCGACCATTGGCATACACAAACGGACCTTCCAATCCCGGACGCTGGCCGTAGCCACGAAGCAGGTCTTCTGTCTTGCCTAGCACACGATATCCCATGCTGTCTCCTTAGTGTGAGTTGAGTGCTGGATTGCACTCACGGATCAGTTCACGTTCACGTGCATGGGCAGGCTTGCGTCCACGCACAATTTCGATCAAGCCATATGTGTGAGCTTCTGCTCCATGCTGGCGAATTGACTTGCACAGGTTCCAGTCCTTGCCTTCTGTGAGCGCACGGCGGATGTGCTTTTGGATGCGAACTTTGAGTGCTTTCTTGACGTCTGGGCCGCACACTGTGATACCAATGTACTGCTCACCTGTTGTGGTGTTGGTGATGCAGTACACCGCATGCTTGGTGTCCTGGCGTCTTTTGCGTTTGGGTTTTTCTAACATCATGCATATAGTATAGCCGAAAACGGGTTTTGGGTCAACCGTTTTTTGGCAAAAAAGTCACTTTTTTTGGGCTATTTTCCCCTGCAAAATCAACAGGTTAGCAGGGCTGGAACAGTAACAAAAAGTGTTACATCTAGCCCAAATGTTGCATTTATGCAACACCAGCAAAATAACGGGCTAAAACTGCTTTTTCCAGTTGACCATTTGGCTAGATCTGCTACTGTATAAACAACAGGAAGGAGAGCAAAATGTTCGAATATATCATCATCGTACGCAAAGGTGGCAAGGTGGTCAAGCGCATCACGCTATCAGGCTTCTCCGGACATGCGGCAATGGATGAACTGAAGTGGCTTCGTGCCACCAAGTACAAGCCACAGAACGGATACGAGCTGGAACTGGTATAGGAGCAGAGCACATGGTTTATATCGTAACAATCACACTGGCAGACGGCCGTAGCATCATCCAAGGCGTGTACGGTAACAAGATCCGAGCCGAGAAGGAAGCGGCCCGCATCCAGGAGTCACAGGCAGATATCCTGGTCTTTGTGACAGAGACGCAGATCATCGATTGAGGGGCAAACACATGAGGTACATACTGCTAGGCGGATTTTTCGGCTGTGATGAGTATGACGAGTTGGGCACATATAACAGCCTGGCAGATCTCATGGCAGCAGTGGATGGCTCAGAGCCTCTGCCGCACGAGGACTACTTTGAATATGACTTCTACACACATCAGGAGATCGAGCAATGAGCAATGTGGTACACGTGGACTTTCGTTCGCCTCGGCAGGTACAACAGGACTACATGATATCTCAGTTTCGAGACATGCTGGCCCGCAAGGGTTTTTGTGAAGACGACATCTTAGACATCCTGGACGGCATACGTGACTATGAATCCTACCAGGCCCTGGACTCGGTGTGCCGGCATGTGGTAGATGTATGGCACCACGAAACTGCCAAACTCTAGCCTGTTGACAACCCACTCACAAATGCAGTACATTACAGCATGGACATCAAAAACTTATCCACGCTCCTGGAAAATGCGAGCATCACAGCACCCAGTTCTGGCAACCAGCGTGTGTATGCTGACCTGATCGAGGAAATGGCCTGCGGCATTGCACAGGATCAATTTGCAGAACACTACCGTCCTGCCCGCTCGGTCAAGAGCACAGAAGATTTTGCTTTGGTCCAAAATGGACATACCATCTACATTGATGTCAAAACACGCCAGCTGGGCACAGACTTAAACATGCCCAACATGATATCCGTGGACAAGCTGAACAAACTGCTGGATGATGCTTCGGTTGAACTGTACTACTGGATGATTGACTACGAAGTGGCCGCTGATGGCTCAGCTGTGGTCAAGCACACAGAAATGCGAGCAGTATGGGACTTGCCCTGGGAGGCCTTGGCCATACAGAACCTGGGTCTGGGACAGTTGCAGATCTCCAATTGGACAGCTATAGACAAGCCTGGTCTGCCTCGCGCAGTATGGCATGCCCGGCTCAAGAGTGAAATGTACGCATTTTATACCCGTCAGGCTGTCAAATTCCAGGAACTGGCATCTCTTGTGTGAGACCTTGCTGTGCTAAATACTCCTATACGAGGATTAGGAATATGAACATCGCAGAAATTCTAAGAGGGCTAGCCGATATTGTTGACGGAGCAGAAACGCCTGCACCAGCGGCACAGCAACCTGTGGTAATCAACATCAACAATGGCGAAGCAGAAGCTCCTGCCCAGGACCCTGATGTTCCAACCGAAGCTGACGGCATGATGATTCCTCCCCTGCAACAAAAAATCGAACGAATAAAAAAGATGGCTGGCGAAGAAAGTGCGTATGATCCAGTGGACGACGAAATCTCAGTCATGAAGCAAAACGCAGGACTCAAATTTGTAGGTGCCGCCAACGACGACGAACCTTTTGAAGGCTAAGTCCAATGGCTGACAAAACCCAAAAGCTATTCACCAGCAGGGTAAACAACCTAGACGCCGATAACTACATTGGCGAAGTGGGCCGTTTGTTTTACAATGAACCACCCACACCCAACACACCTCCCATACTGAGATACAGTGACGGTGTGACTCCGGGCGGTGTTCCGGTGACTGCACCCAATTTCAATGGCAACATTGCGATACCGGTCATAGTGGACGCTGGCTACTTGTACGACAACGGTGGCGGTGACAGAACTTGGGAAACTTCCATTGACCCACAGGGCTTTCCGCGCCTGCCGGGCTATGAATCCGACACCACTGCCAATGCGGCCATTGTTGCTGGTGATGCCACTCCACAGCGTGGACAGATGTACTACGACACCACCCTGGATCAGGCCAAGGTTTTTACTGCCACTGGCTGGCAGCCAATGAATTAACCAAAGCACTTGCATCTGCCCAAATCATCAAGTATACTTAGAGTCTAAAAAACCCAAGGTAAATACACTATGATATTTGGATACTTGATGTTACTCATCGCGGTGGGAATTTCAGCCATCGCCGCTTACTACTCGGTCGCAGGGCTCACAGCTATCTTTGCGGCCGCGGTACTGCCTGTGATAATCATGGGTGGCGCACTGGAGGCAGGCAAGATCGCCGCCACGGTTTGGTTGCACAACAACTGGAAACGTGCCGGTATTGCATTCAAGCTGTATTTGATTCCGGCCATCATGTTCCTCATGCTGTTGACCAGCATGGGCATTTTTGGTTTCCTTTCCAAAGCACATCTGGATCAAAACATTCCCACAGGTGATGCACAGGCCAAGGTGCAGATCATCGACGACAAGATTACCACGGCACGTGGCAACATAGACTCAGCCAAAACCACACTGAGGCAAATGGATGCACAGGTTAATGAAATGCTGAGCCGGTCCACTGACAACAAAGGCACTGAACGTGCAGTGGCTATCCGCAAGCAACAGGAAAAAGAACGTGCCAACCTAAACAAGATCATCACTGACAACCAAACTGCCGTCACGGCCCTGAACAACGAACGTGCGCCTTTGGCTGCCGAGTACAGAAAGATCGAAGCTGAAGTGGGGCCAATCAAGTATGTGGCTGCTCTCATATATCATGACAACCCCGATGCCAACGCACTGGAAGCCGCTGTGCGCTGGGTGATCATCTTGATTGTTGTGGTGTTTGATCCGCTGGCCTTGTGTTTGATCCTGGCCGCTAACAAACAGTTGGAATGGGCTCGACAAGGCAAGGGTGCCTGGGTCCATGAAGAAGAGGACGAAAACAAAGCAAAGGATACAGCGACCAATGTTGCGGTGTCGGCGCTGGCAGTTCCTGTAGTGGAACCACCTCTTGCTCCTGCAGAGGAAGAAAAGCAAGGCCTGGAAAGCCCGCACAGCAACCAGTCTACTGGAGAGCTACCACTGCCGGAGCACCCTATCACTGAAGAACAGCGTGAGCAACAGGAGCAGGAGGAACTGGAACGTTTCTTCTGGCGCGGTCGGATGATTGCCCGGGCCTTGGATGCAGATGAAGCCGAACGCTTGGCCAAGGAAGCCAACGAAGAACTGGCCGCAGTAGATGCCTTTACTGAACAAGCATACGAAGACCTAGTGGCACAGATCGAAGCAGACGAAGCCAGGTATGAAGCAGAGCTGGAAAAGAAAACAGCTGAAGAACAAGCATTGAAGGCCAAGCTACAGGAACAAGAGCAAGCACTGATTGACCTGGCCACAGAATACGAATCCATGGAAGGCCGACTACATGCAGAGATTGCTCGCAAGCTGGAACTGGCCGAAACCTTGGCCAATACCGAACAGCTCAAGACAGACTTGAAGTCTGCGCTGGACGGCACAGCAGAAGCCAACGAGACCTTGACCGGTGACAATCAGCGCATGGGACAAGAACTGCTACGTGCCACACAAACAGCCACCATGCTGAAATCACAGCTGGCACAAAGCGAACAAAAGACAGCAGAGCTACAGGGCTGGGTCGACCAACTGCAAGCAGATCTCAGAGCTGCCATGGAACTGGCACAAGAGCGCAATGAAGCAGTCAAGGCCATGCAAGCGCAGATTCCACAGCCAGAAGTGACAGTGACTGAAGTGTTTCCTGAACCAGAACCAGTCACAGACGAACCACTGCCAGCTGACCCAGTCACAGACGAAACACATGACACCACAGCAGGTGCAGAACTGGGATTCACTGAAAGATATTTCAGCCACAAGGTAACACCTGATGGCACTGAGTCACAGGCTGGCTTTGGCAACGAGTTTCCTGCCGCACCTGCCAAGGGAGATCTTTTCCTGCGTGTGGACTTCCTGCCCAGCAGGCTGTACAAATGGAATGGACTCAAGTGGATCGAGGTTGACAAAGGCCTCAGCGATCATTTAGTATACAACCAAGCCTACATAGAACATCTAGTAGAACGCATACGTTCTGGAGAATACGACATCGACGATCTCAGCGACAGTGAAAAACAAGAACTGCAACAGTACCTGACGAGCCAGAATGCAACACTATAGCAATTTTGTCACGCCACCGGATTTTGTCAAGGACGAATTCCACACAGTACTGTTGATTGACCTTGACTGGGTGCATGTGGATGAGCTGGCCATATGGTGCAAGACTGCACCTGTGAACCTGAACATCTATATCTATCAAGACATCATGCTCAATGAAGCCTGGCTGGCTGACGCCATCAACCGAAGCAACACGATAATCATGAACACAGACAGCAGTGCTGTGGATCACATAAAGAATCAATTGATCAAAGCATCAAATGTATGGTACTATGGTGACAAGAAGTTTCTTGGCAACCAACAAAAAATCGACAACCCACTGGATTGGTTCGTGAGGACATATGGCCACGGATGAACAAGCACAAGTAAGACACATGAGTTGCGACTTCTGTGGCAAGGCACGAGCAGAAGTTACCAAGTTGATTGTGGCCAATGACGCCGCTATCTGCAACGAGTGTATAGACCTTTGTCATGATATATTGGAAAAAGAACGCATAGACTTGATCAAGACTGATCGCAAGATTGGTCGGCTGTTGAATCCAGTCAAGGTCAAGCAGTTCATGGACCAGTACGTGATTGGACAGGAAGACGCCAAGCGAGCCTTGGCAGTGGCAGTGGTCAACCACTACAAACGAGTGCATTTCAAAAGCAAGATAGAGATGGAGAAAAGCAATCTCTTGATGTTTGGGCCCACTGGATCCGGCAAGACCCTGTTGGCCAAGACAGTGGCCAGATATCTCAATGTGCCGTTTGTGATCGCTGATGCCACCACACTCACACAGGCTGGCTATGTTGGCGAGGATGCTGACAGCTTGATCAGCCGACTGCTGAGTGAAGCCGACAACGACGTGGAAAAATGCCAGACTGGCATTGTGTTCATTGACGAAATAGACAAGATAGGTCGCAAGAGCGAAAGTGCCAGCCTCACACGTGACGTTTCCGGTGAAGGTGTACAACAGGCCCTGCTCAAGCTGGTAGAAGGCACCACGGTGAGAGTCAGCGCAGTGGGATCCAAGAAAGAATACGTGGAAGTAGACACCACCAACATATTGTTCATTGCTGGTGGCGCATTTGACGGCCTGGACAAGATCATAGAAGGTCGCAAGCAAGGCAACTCCATTGGCTTTACCAGCAGGCCCAGCGAAGTCAACACAGTGGATCATGCCATACCCAAAGACTTCATGAAGTATGGAATGATTCCAGAATTTGTTGGACGTTTTCCTATCTCTGTGAGACTGGATCCACCATCCATCGAAACCATGGTCAGGATCTTGGTCGAGCCCAAGAACAGCATGCTGGCCCAGCAACAGTTTTATTTCATGGCAGATGGTATTGCCTTGGAATTTGAAGATGCTGCCGTGCTGTGCATAGCACAGCAGGCCCTGGATCTGGGCATTGGAGCACGTGGGCTCAAGACAGTGATAGACGACATAATGATGCCCATCATGTATGGCATTCCGGATCTCAAGAAAGAAGACGTCAAAGAATTGGTCATAACAGAAGGAATGATAACTAACAATAAAGCAAAGGAGACACATGCGATTTAAGAAACCAATGGTAGCACAGGGATTGAAGGTAGAAGTAGTTGATGGCCAAGTTGAAAAGGCCATGCGCAAGTTCAAGAAAAAAGTGATCGAAAGCGGATTGCTACAAGAACTGCGTGAGCGTGAGTTTTATGAAAAGCCCACAACTGCTCGCAAGAAAGCCAAGAATTCAGCCAAGCGACGCTGGCAGAAAAAAGTAGCGGCTGACCAGTTGCCTAAAAAAATGTATTGATGCATGTATATAGAATTCAGCCTGACACCTGAATTGGAAACAATAGGTCATCCGGCACTGAGGGAAACTTATACCACAGTGCTGTACCGTGACATCAAAGACTGGGCCACACGGCATGATGTGCGCTACAAGACCAAGCTGTGGAAAATGACCTATAGATTGATACTGGAAAACGAGCAAGCCTACACTCATTTCCAGCTGAGCTGGGATCCTGTGTTCAAAGGGCACCAGTACAGGCTTGTGGAGCCTGGGCAGATTCCACCAGATAAATTGACTTCTTCTCCTGATTAGTGTATAAATATATTTGTAAGATGCCTACGGGGTCTTGCAACGTCATATTTGCTTATAAAGGAGAAATAAAATGACACCATCACAAATCCAAACCATTCAGTTTGACCTACCTGCACTGCATCGCCACTTTGTGGGATTCGACAACATCTTTGAAGAGATCAATCGAACCTTCCACCAGGCCAAGCAGGACAACTACCCTCCACACAACATCATCCGCACTGCCGAAAATCGTTTCACGATTGAACTGGCCGTAGCTGGCTTTGATCAAAGTGAGCTGGACGTGGAAGTTGCGTCAAACGAATACAACCAACAGGTCCTTACCATTTCAGGCAAGCGCAACCGAGACGAAGATCAGACCAGAGAATATCTGCACCGTGGTCTTGCCGCTCGTAATTTTGAGCGCAGTTTCACGCTACAGAATCATGTGGAGATCACAAACGTGGCCGTGGAAAACGGAATCATGAGCGTGAATCTCGAGCAGAGGATTCCTGAGAGTTTGAAACCTAAAAAGGTTGCAATTACTTTCAAGAAGTAATACAATGTAGGCTACAGTCAAGGCTGTAGCCTACAACAATTACCGAGAGAGTATATCATGTCCGACGATACAATCATCAAGCCAAAAGTGGAACACAGTCTGAAACTAGATCCCAAGCTCAACATTCCTGAACCCAAGATGTTCAAGGTGATCTTTGTCAACGATGAAGTGACCACCATGGAGTTCATTGTGGAATGTCTCAAAGCCATCTTTCGCTATGAGGAAGAAGAAGCACATGCCAAGACCATGCAAATCCACGAAGAAGGAACTGGGGTGGTAGCTGTGTTGCCATTTGAAATTGCTGAACAGAAAGGCATCGAAGCCACTGTGCTGGCACGTAACAATGGCTTTCCTTTGCAAATCAAACTTGAACTGGACAACTGATCATGGACGTGATGCTGGACTTGGAAACACTGAGCACACGCCCTGAAAGCGTGATCCTTACCATTGGCGCTGTGAAGTTCAGTCCCTGGGAAGATGATGTAGAAACCGAAACAGGCCTGTATCAGCGTGTGAACGTAGACGAACAACTGGCGCTGGATCGACATGTGCTGGACTCTACCATTGAGTGGTGGGGCAAGCAACCCGAAGATGTGCGTGAAGAAGCACTGGGCGACAGCGGACGTGTGAGCCTGGATGACATGACACGCGAACTCAATCGATTCTTGGTTGGTGTTGAAAACATCTGGTGCCAGGGTCCTGCGTTTGACATCGTGATCCTAGAAAATCTATATCGCCAGCTGAGCAAGCCAACACCTTGGCAGTTCTGGCAGATCCGTGACAGCCGTACACTGTTTGGCACATTTGGTGATCCTAGAGAAAAAGGCCGCAAGGCCGCACACAATGCACTCATGGACTGCTATTATCAGGCACTGGGTGTGCAACAGGTATACCGCCAGGCTCGCATTCCCAATCCCAAAGAAAGAGTATCTGCATGACACCTATCACTGAAAACCAATTGATATTGGAAAAACTAGACGCACTCACACACATGGTAGACAATCTCAGCGGTCGTGTCAGTGCGCTGGATACCAAGCTCATGTTCCTACAGCAGGATGTTGATACCATCAAGGAAGACACCGTGGTGATCGAAGAAACCTTGGTAGATGGCATCAAAGGCATCATCAAGATCATTCCACAGCCTGAGCAGAAAAACACCTGGGTCAAGGAACAACTATGAACATAGTATTTGGTGACGATGTAGCAGAAGAACTGCGCAAGAAATACACCTTGCTTGAAGTTGACACAGTACAGCATCCTGAGCATGGCCTGGTCAGTGCTTGGGTGGTTTTGCCCATGGAATCCATTGCCATGGAAATGGCCAGCCTGGATCAAAATGTCATGCAACATGCCATGTTGATTGAATCACTCAAGAAAGACGATACCAGCACAGTACGGCTGATGTGCCAGGCACTGACTGGCAAGTTTGGTGGAGAGATGGACACTTTCTATGAAGAAATCACCAAACGCATTGATAACACTGGTTCTACACTGTTATCTAATTCTTAGCAGTTAAAAAATTCCCATTTCTCCTTAAGTATAGTTAAGGAGTAGTGGGATGATAAAAAAAATAACAACCCTGATAGTTTTCGCTGCCGCGGTGGTACCTGCATCTGCGGCTCCTCTTGGCGATTACCAGTTCAAAAGCCCCAGTTTCAATGGTGCAGGCTATTCCAGCCATGTGTTGTCCATCGAAAGCACAGAAATGGCACGTGCCAAGGCCATACAAGATGCTTTCACTGCCGCACAGCAGGCTGAGGCCAACAAGGCCGCCAACTTGCCTATAAACCAATTCTTGGTAAACCTTGAGTCACGAATATATGCGCAGATTTCTCAGAATCTGGCCACTGCCATGTTTGCTGGTGGCAACAACACATCCGGCACCATTGACTTCCAAGGCAATACCATCAACTGGATCAACCAAGGCAACAACATAAAGTTGACCATATTTGATCCCAACAACAGCCAAACCATTATCAACGTACCCATACTAGGGGTGCCACACTAACATGAACAAGCTCTTACTCACTGTCATGCTGACTGCCTTGCTGGGAGGTTGTGCATCCATGCAAAACTTCTCCGAACCCACACGTCCGGAAGTCAGCAAGAATACCATGCAAAATGATTTTGATGCCTTGCCTTCACCTGCGACCGGAAGACCAATTGTAGTAGCAGTTTATAGCTTTGTTGACAAGACCGGACAGCGCAAGCCCATTGCCAATGTGGCCAGCTTGAGCACAGCCACCACACAGGGTGCTGAAGCATTCTTGATCAAGGCCCTGCAGGATGTGGGCAATGGTCGTTGGTTCCGTGTGGTAGAGCGTGTGGGCATTGACAACTTGACCAAGGAACGCTTGATCATCCGCCAGATGCGTGAGGCCTATGAAGGACCCAACGCACAGCCACTGCCGCCCATGACATTTGCCGGCATCATATTGGAAGGCGGCATCGTGGGCTACGACAGCTCGACCAAGTCAGGCGGAGCGGCAGCTCGTTGGCTGGGCATTGGCGAACAAACACAATACAGTGAAGACACTGTGACCATCAGCCTACGTGCAGTGAGCGTGGCCAATGGTGAAGTGATTGCCGCTGTGACTGTGCAGAAGACCGTGGTCAGTTCTGCGGATTCTGTCACAGCATTGAAATTCTTCAGCGACGGAACCAAAGCATTTGAAGCTGAAGCAGGATTGACCTTGAACGAGCCAGTTACCTTGGCTACCAAAGCAGCCGTGGAGTTTGCTGTGGTAGAACTGATCAAGGAAGGCAAGCGCAAAGGCGTGTGGGATTACGCCCGTCCGGTGTCAAGTATGACACAACCTCCAGTGGCTCCTCCAGCAGACAAAGCACCAGCCAAGCCTGTAGAAAAAATGGCCGAGCCAGTGAAACCCGTAGAGGACAAAAAAGTTGAAGCAACAAGCACACCTGTTAAAGAAGATGAATCCATAAAAGAGGGGCAGGCTGTAGTCAAAGCCGCCAGTGCTTGGGTTAGAAAGGGTCGTAGTTTAGTTGACCCTCCAGTGCGAAGCGTCCGTGAAGGATTGCAGGTTACCGTGCTTCAAAATCAAGATGGCTGGAGCGAAGTGGAGTTTGACGACAGCTTCGGACATCACAAAGGCTGGATTAAATCAAATTTATTAAAACAACAAGAGGCTACAAAGCCCGAAGGAAAATAAATCATGAAATATAAGTTCTTAGCGACACTGATTTTGGCGCTGGGGATTACTAATGCAGTTCAAGCAGGTGATAACGCGATATCTATCGACCAAGTTGGTAATCAGAGCACAATAAACGTAACACAGACAGGAACTAGCAATACTGTCCAAGGCCTGGGCGCCTCTTTGGGCATACCCGCGGCAAAGATCTACGGCGACAATACCACGGTCAACCTGACCCAGACTGGATCGGGCAACACCTTGTTTCTTGGAGCAGACGCAGGCGGAACTGGATCTACCAACAGCATCACCTATAACATGACAGGTAGCAACAACCAAGCCAGCGTCAGCTGTAATGACAATGGCACTGGCAAGTGTAACAACAACACTGTGAACATCCAACAAACTGGTGATACCAACAATACACTGTTGAACATCAATGGACAGAACAATGGTATTGCTTACACACAGCAAGGCGGTAACACCAACAACTACACTGGTACGTTTACTGGGGACAACATAACCTCCGTCACAAACATACAGGGTGGTAACAATGCAGTGAGCATCAGCAGTTCACCACTGGCTGGCATTGCCGCACAGACCAAGGTAGACATAGTGGGTGCAGGCAACACAGTTGGTATCACACAGACCGGTGGATCAATTGCAGGCAACTATGCCAGCCTTTCCTTGAATGGTGTGGGCAATGGCGTGAGTGTTTCGCAGACTGGTACCGCGGCTGATAACGTGCTAAGGGTGACCAGCCAAGGCAACAACAATGTGATGCGTTTCAACCAAACGAGTAGGTAATGAAAAGTTGGGCATTCATACTGTTTGCCGCGTTGATGTACCCATACTGCGCACAGGCCGCAGTGGGTACTATCACGGAACAGGTGAATGCTCCTCCAAGCATACAGCGTGACAAACAGACTCTGACAGGAGCCAAGGGCTCGGGTGTAGAAATGAATGATGCTGTGCGCACCACTGGTGGCAAAGTGGGCATCACGTTCGAAGACAATACCCGAGTACAAGTTACCGAAAACTCCAAAGTGGTCATTGATGAGTTTGTGTATGATCCCAAGAAAGGATCAGGCAAACTGTCCATCAACATGGCCATGGGCACTGTGCGCTATGCATCAGGTGCCATTGCACACAACAACCCCAGCAATGTTGCCATCAACACACCCACTGCTACCATTTCAGTGCGAGGCACTGATTTTACCGGTACAGTGGATGAGTTGGGATCCAGCACCTTCATCCTGTTGCCCAGCTGTCCCAATGACAACAAGATACGCATGCCTGGCGATGACGTGACCAACTGCAAGGTGGGAGAAATCGTAGTGTCCACTGACCAAGGTGTTGTGATATTGAACCAGGCCTGGCAGGCCACTGTGGTCACTTCTCGCAACCAACCCCCCAGTCCACCCAAGCTGGTACACCTGGGACTGGATCACATCAACAACTGGTTGATAGTGAGTCCGCCACCTGAGCTGAGACAGGAAGGCATGAATGACAGATCAGTGCGCCGTCCATATGATTTTCTCAATCAACATTTCCTAGGACCTGTTGCAGAAATAGGCAATGTGCTGGAACAGCAACAGGCACAGTTTTTCAGAAACAGCCTGCAGAAGAATTCGCTGGAGCAGAGTTTCTTGGCCAATCAATTTGAAGTCATGGGCAATGCACTGAGTGAAAACCTGCTGGACAACAAGCACAGCATACTGCCAGACTATCGCAAGTCGTCGGGTGTGGAAGTGGTAATGGATTCCACTGCTGTGCAACTGTGCTTGAAAGACGCTGCCGGCAACAACCAGTGTGTGCAAACACCCAAGGATCAAAATTCTCAGCTGATACAGTCGCAGGGAAACGTTACCATCAAGAATCGCGTGAACCAAGGCGGCAATACCAACATCACACTGAAGCAAAGCAACTGATATGAAAAGATTACTAGCCGCGGCTTTATTACTGATAGGAACAGTGACCACTGCCTGGAGCCAGGCTGCTCCTGCACCCTACGACATGATCGCCACTGCCTATGTTACCACGACCATAAGCCAGATCGTGGTACTGGATTCAGCTCAGCAGGCCGCTGGCAATCTCACATTTTCAATACAGGCACACAACGGCGGTGGCCGTCCAGGCCAAGCAGACACTGCAAAAGTACAACTGCAATTCTACAACTCCAGCAACAGTTTGTTGTACACTGCCAACAGCCAAACCTATTCACTGCCTTTGCCCAATGGCGTGGGCCAACCGGGCATTGATCCCACAGTGCCTTGGACCACCATGACCGTGAGTTCAGCCAACTGCGGAGGATCCTGTGCCAACGTGGCCTATGTCAAGGTCATTGCCAGTGGCACTGACGGCAGTTATTGGGCAGGTGACTATGGCCCTTGGTACATGGCTCCTTCACTGACGGTGAACGGTGGCGCCAACATACTTTACAATCCTGAATTTGGTCCTTACAACAACGTGAGTGCGCATGGTTGGTCAATCAGTCCTGCGCTGGGTGCTTGCCAAGGTGCCTGGGGCGGATCAAATCCTTGTATTGCCAACAGTTCAGGTCAGGCAGGACAAAACACCACAGGCCTGATAGCCAATGCCAATGGTGGCGGTCCTGTGGCCACGGGTGGTACCACTGCCGCACCTGCAGGTGGTACTGCGCAATCAGCACCCAAACCTCCAGCACCCAATTTCACACAGCTGAAGTTCAGTGCCGCACAGGTAGCAGACAGCCAATGGGATGTGTATGCCTGTACACAGACCAACACTTGCCAAATCTACAGTACCAACCCAGGAACTGCTTATCAGATTCCTTGGACTTCGGGACAATGGAACTGGCAGTCTGGGCAGTATATCCAATTCTCAGCCACAGGTGATGCCAACAATCCATACGAAGCAAAAGTCTACAACAGTGATGGCACACTGGCAGGCACACTGGGCACTGGACACATAGTGAGCATGGGCACAGATAGCAGTGGTCATGCACTGTTTTTCTTTGTGGGCAACGACAACGACACAGGACAGTTGTTCAGTACCAACTATGGTTTTTCAGGCAATGGTGGCTATACCTGGACCGGCACATTGAATCCCACAACTGCGCAGGTTGACACATTCGCTGGCTCAGGATCCACCACACCATTGGCCGCAGGTCAGACAGGTGGTACTGCCACAGCGCCCACCGTGACCAGTACCACAATAACCAACACCACCAGCATAACCAACAGCTATCCAGCCAGCTGGACTGATTCAGTTCCGACCATAAACATTGGCCCAGGCCCTGGACAAAGCATCATAACCAGCACTGATACCACGCTGATAACATCACAACCAGTTATCACTACCACGACCACCACACCAACCATCACCACAAACTACAGTGATGGCACCAGCAAGACCAGCACTGGCACACCAACTTCTACCACATCCACTTCTACCACATACTCTTCCTCTCTGCAGGTCAATCCGCGCCCCTACATCACAAACTATGGCTTGGCCAATCAGGTGTACATGGACCAGATAGGCAGCAACAACACAGTGGATGTGACACAGACTGGCAGGGACAACAACATAGCCGGAGTCAATCAGCCCAATGCACAGGTGCGTGGCAACAGCAATTCAGTCACTGTGACACAAGGTGGCAGTGGTGGCTTGCCCAACTCTGTGGATCTGTTTGTGCAAGGCACTGGCAACACAGTGAGACTGGTGCAGGGAATCAACGCCAATGACACCAGCACCAGTGGACAATACAACAGCACCAGCATCACTGGCAACAACAATCAAGTGATCAGCAAGCAGAGCAATGATGGCGGGCTGGGCATGCACTATTCAGCTACCACAGTCACCGGCGACAGCAACACAGTCAACACAGGACAGTACAACAATGGCGGCAAGTCCATGACCACCACCATCAACGGCAACAACAACACACTCAATGCCAGCCAGACTGGCACTGGACAGCACTCGCTCAGCACCACCATGACCGGATATGGCAACAGTGCCACAGTGTCACAGTCCGGCAGCTACGCAGCCTCAGCGTCGATCACGTTGAACAATGCTGGCGGATCCAGTTCAGCCACAGTGATACAAAATGCCAACTCAGCACCCACTGCCTACAGCATATATCAATCCTGCTCCAATCCAGCAGGCTGCGGTGTCAGCATCACACAAAATAAATGACATGAACCATTGGCAGACCCTGATACTTGATGAGTGGTACTATGTGCCCATCACCCTGTTGGCAGGACTCTGGGCATTTGGCATTGGCCTTTTGATTGGTTGGCTGATCACAGTATTATAAATACTGGATGAAAAAGATACTCACCAGCCCATGGACGGCACTCATCACTCTTGCACTGATTGTAGGCGTAAGGATCGCAGATCCTTCATTTGTGGAAAGCGTACGACTGCGCTATTTTGACACATTGATCTCCAGTCGAGCACCAACTGAAAACAACATAGTCACTGTAAACATCGACGAAGCCGGACTGGACAAGTACGGACAATGGCCGTTGCCAAGGAGTGAGTATGCCAAAATTATTAAAGACCTGTATGATCGTCATGCTGGCCTTGTCGTGCTTAATGTTATCATGGCTGACAGCGATCGCACTGGTGGTGATGGCGCTCTCGCAAATGCACTGAAACAGTACCCCACTGTGCTGGTCAATGTGCCCACAGACAAAAACAAAAACACTCCTCGCAATCCTGGTGCAGTGATCCTGGGGCCAGAGTGGATGGATCGAATAGTGAACTATCCAGGCGTGATGGCCAACGTGCCGGTGTTGGAGAATGCTGCCGCTGGCGTGGGCACCGTACACACCATGCCTGAGATAGACGGTGTGAATCGTCGCATGCCCTTGATCGTTGCCAGTGGCGAGCACCTGTACCCCAGCCTTAGCATGGAAGTGCTACGATTGGCCGCAGGTGACGAAGCTTTCCAAGTCAAGTTGAACGAATGGGGCGTGGAAAAGATGCGCATTCCAAAGTTTGGTCCTATCTCAACTGATGAGCTGGGCCGTGTTTGGATCGACTGGTCACAAAAGTCACACGCTTATAGTATCACCAACTTGCCTGCTGACTTCGGCGGAGCAGTAGTCCTTGTGGGTCCTACTGCGGCAGGTATCAGTAATCCACTGCCTACCTCGATTGGTGCAGTGTATCCCAATGAAGCACAGGCCGCTGTGATGGGTACCATGTTCAACAATGTGAACATACAGCGTCCAGACTGGGCCGACGGTGCTGAGATCATTGGACTGCTGGTAGCAGGATTATTGTTACTATTTTTAACAAGGTGGACTTATGCGGGACTTGCGTCGGTCATTGTATTGGTTGTTGGCGGCATTGTTGGTAGTCAGTATGCTTTCACTAACTTTTTATTCTTATTTGATGCTACTGCCTTTGCAGTTGGCACAGTCTTGGTCGCTTTGCATGCCTACGGTGTCAAGTTTGTTTCAGAGTTCCTCCAAAAGCAAGCCATAAAGAAACAGTTTGCTGGCTACTGCTCTAAGGAAGTTGTAGAGCTATTACAAAAAGATCCAGATTTGATCAAGCGTGGTGTGCGCAAAGACGTATCAGTCATGTTCTCAGATCTGCGTGGATTTACTCCTATTGGCGAACACTTTGGAGACGACGTTGCTGGACTGGGCCGGTACATGAATGGTTACATGGATGCCATCAGCCAGCCCATGTTGGACAACCGTGGCATGGTCATCAAGTATGTGGGTGATGCGAGTATGCACATACACGGTGCTCCTATCGAAGACCCAAACCATGCTAGAACAATCGTTGCAGTTGGTTTAGAAATGCTGGATGCAGTGGATGAGTATACCAAGATCATGGAAGCACAAGGCTTACCACCAGCCGCAATGGGTTGGGGTTGCAACTCAGGCATTGGCTTTATTGGCGAAATGGGTTCAACAGAACGACACAGCTATGATATCTTAGGTGACATGGTTTCAACTGCGGCACGACTAGAAGCACGTTGCAAGGCCTATGGTGTGTTGTGTATCATTGGTGCAGAGACCTACAACAGAACCAAAGACGACTTCTTCTATCTAATGCTAGATAACCTACAACCCAAAGGTAAAACTGTAGCCGACTTGATCTACACAGCACTACGCACACGCGGTGTTGATTACTCAAAAGATAAGGCACAGCACGAAGCGATGCACGATTTATACAGAGCTAAAAAGTTTGACGAAGCTGCCGCTATGTGTGCCAAGCTCAAGGGCAATTTTGGTGGGCAAATGGACAAGTACTACAAGATCTGGATTGAGCGTTGCGACTTCATGAAGCAACAGGATCTGGGCGACAACTGGAACGGTGAGTTCGTAGCTCACGAAAAATGATAGTGGTCGTTTTGTAGTTCACGGTAGCGAATCGCTCCCTACGCCCAGCACCCGGGCACCCTCGCAACTAGTGCGGTCCTAAGGGTGTTCTTTAAGAGCTGCCGCCGGCAGCTTCTTTCTTGTCACTTGGATCAACAGGCGCAGTGACTTTGCCACTGACCTTGTCTGCTTCGTCTATAGCATCATGGAACTTCTTGTTGGCCTGTGCTTCAACCAAGGCAGTTTCCATAACACGGTCTGATTCAATCATCTTGCCACGTATGGTCAACACTGTGTTGACCTTTTGGTTCAGACGGATCAAGTCATTGTCCAGCATACGGATGCGATCGATCAATGCAATCAACACAGTGTTGGCATCTGAGATCACAGGCTTGACTTCCTTGGTACACCATTCCCACACATACTTGATGATGTAGCCCATGCCCACTGCCATCACAATGGGAAAGCCGTATTTGTTAACTAGTTCGACCATGTCCATATTGTATTTACCTTCCTACGTATACCTTGGGTTCAGCTTCAGCTCTGCGCCGCTCTTCACTTTTGGGCAACAGGTCTTTGCCATATTGCGGATACTTCTGCTGGCGATCATATGCCACCCACATGAACACACCACCCATGGTGAATATGATCACGATCACTGCAATGCCTATTATAAATTCATCTCTCAGGCGTCTCATCCTGGCGGCGCGGCGGCGATCTGCCACTGCTTGTCTTTGCATCTGTAGGGTGATAAGAACTTTTTGTTCTGCCCCTATTTTTTTCATCATGATATTTACATCAGTCCATAGAGCACCCAGCTCTGGGGGACTTTGGTAAATCATTATTTCTTGTAATTCTGTGCCCATGGCTTCCAACTGCTTGCGCATGAGCACACGCTGTAAGGCACGTTTGCCTAGGCTGTCATCACCAGTATAAACTTGTGTTTTGCTACGTTTTTCTTCTTCTTCAAATACTGCCAGGCATTTGTAAAAGTTATCAAAATACACACCAAGTTGGTTGCCTATTTCTGTGTAGATATCAGTAGTTTCTGTACTACGCTTGTTTAATTCTTTGACCCGAGCTTTTTCTTCAGCAAGTTGTTTACGTGCTTCAGGAGGAACAGGCTTGCCCTCATACAACTTGTGGAACTGCTGGTCAAGGTCTTTGACTATGTCTTTGACCTCACCAGCGGCACCTTTAATGTCCTTATAGAGTTTGCAGCCGGCCTTGACTGCACTCACGGCTCCGTTGGCTAATGCAAATAGCGTTAACGGATCCATGCCACTCTCCTATTAGAACCACAGGAACAAACCGTTTAGACTCAATAACAATCCAAACCCTGCTACTGCAAAGCTAGCCCAGAACAAATACATGCTCACAGCCAGGATAGAAGCTGATAGCACAACAATGGCCATTTGGTATGCAGTTGACGCATAACCAATCCATGGGCTACGTTGTTTAGCATCATCACGTTCTGCTTCCAGTGCCTTGGCTTTCTTCATTAGGTCTTGCTTGCCTTCGCCTGGCTCATTTTCATAACGATCAATCTTGGCTGCCATTTCTTCTGCACGAGCCCGGTCGCCATTGTGTTGTGCTTCGTACAAGTTTTGTTCTGCTAGACTTTGCTTGATACTCTTGGCTTGGTAGAAACTGTAGGTGTCATTGGCTTTGATGGTGTTGTTCAACACGGTCGAACCTAACTTACCACCATACCAGGCATTGACTGCTAGACACAGGGCAAACACATTGATGACCATGCCTGCTTTGTCTTTGATCTTTGCTTCACGTTCGCTACGTGAGCCAACTGGCGGCTTGGGTGTGCTTTCGTCTTTTGGTTGTTTGTTAACCAAGTTTAATACTGAATCGATTAGTGCCATGTATACTCCTCAAAATGTAATTGCACCTAGTACAAAACCAATCACCAATCCAATGGCCAAGGCTTTGTATAAATCACTGTCATGCCAAAGCGGCTGTGCTCTGAGATATTCCTGTGTGTGTTTTGGTAGACTGTCCCACCATGCTTGATATTTGTTCATCAATCTCTCCGGGCATCATTCTTGCCGTCTGCACGGCTGATACGATCAACGTCGGGTCGCAGGCCCAAGGCATTGCTCACGATGGTGTCAATGCGTATCACATCATGGTTCATGGTCTTCACACGATTGTCCAAGGCCGTGATAATGCCAGCCATGCCTTTGATGCTGCCAAGCACACCGCCCAGTAAAAGTTTTATGGTAAGATACACAAAGTAACCACCGGCAAATGCCATAGCCACCGGAAACCCAAGGTCACCTATTAGTTTGAAGATGTCACCCATCACAGCTCCTTGTTGATATTATTCTAGTTGTATTTATTTCGGACAGGCGTTTTTGGATCAGTGCCAATAAATAACACAAGTACAAAACCATCAGGATACCCGCAGATGCAATATATCGATTACTCAGCCATTACGTTTGATGCGTTCAAAGACAGCAACAAGCAAGAAGATACCATAAAGCGCAAAAAAGAGATCCTAGACTCTGTTTTTTCATACCATAGAGCCACCCCACGGAGCATGCTTTTTGTGGGATTCAATCCGGCCATGCTAGACTACGCAGACCTAGATATCACTGTCACGCAGGTCACACCTGGAATCATGGGCTGGATACGCAAGGCCATTCCTTCAGCACGATTCATGGAATGGGAACAGCTGAATGAAACAGACTCTTTTGATGCTGTGATTGCCATGGAAGAATTCCTGACCTTTGCTGAGTCAGAAGAATTCCAGCATGCACAATTGAACAAAATTTGCAATCTAGCCAACCAAGTTGCCATAACTACATTGAGAGACTACAAGAACCAAGGGTTCAAAGATCGTGAGTTCAGCATACCCAGTTTGGTCAAAGGCCAACAGGATGACAAGATGTTTTTGGAATATCATGACTACGATCTGCAGGACCGCAATGCATGGACACGTTCGGTATTTGAAGTACAGGGCGAGAACATGCGGGCCTTCCGTGGTTTCCAATGCAGGCAAATGTTTTTCAAACAGTGTGCGAAGTTCAGCCTTGATGCAGGTGCAACAGATTTCTTGATACACAAGAACATCATGTACAAGAGCCTGATCAAGAAGAACTATGAACACGTAATTTCAATGGGATTTTCAAATAATGGACGTAGCCAACCAAGTAGACAGTATAGTCAATAATCTCGTAAGAGATATCGAAACACGTTTGAATGCCAGGGTCGAGTCCCTGATAACACAAGCCCTGCAAAGCCGCTTGGATTCTATCGACTATGAAAGCAAACTGAACTTCCTGGCCAGCCGCAAGCTGGACAGCATGATTGCTGAGATGGAAGTGGATCAAGCCAGTGTACAGCAACGACTGGATGCTGTGGCCGACACAGTGATCAACAGTGTGCAGACTGATGCCAGACAGATGGCCATCACACATGTGAAGAACAGGCTGTACAACGATCTTGATGTGAACCAGATGGTACGAGAAATCGTGGGTGTGGAGATCGCACAAAAGCTGGGCACGTTTGCATTTCCTCCCAACAGCATACCCGGCGAAGCTGTCAACAGCAAGAAGTTGGTCATATCAGGTGACAACGTCAGCGGCGGCATCATCAAGAACTTTGCCAGCAACGGCATTGATGACAAGAGCTCACAGGTGCAGATGACCTTGCTGGACGCAGGCGTGGTGGTTGAAAACAAGCTGATCACCCTGGGCCTGGAAGTCAAAGGTACCACAGTGATCGAAGGTGACCTGCACATCGTGGGTGACGTTCCTGTGGAAGGCAAGTTCTATCAGACCTTGATCGCCCACACTGTGGAAGCTACCAAGAAAAACCTAGACACAGAACTGTTCCAGGGCTACAGCCAGATCCTGTTTGATCGCATACAGGATCAAGGCATTGAGCTGGACAAGATCAGCATTGGCGGACAGCCCTTGGTACAAGGTCCCAAACTCAACTATGGTATTTCGGACACCAACATCACACGCCTGGGTATCGTGCAAGGACTGGAAACTTCAGGCGACACCTACTTGAACCAAAGCCTCATGGTGGTAAACGGACGAGTGGGCGTCAACACACGAGACCCACAGCATGCTCTCAGCGTGTGGGATCAAGAAGTGGAAATTGGGTTCACCAAGCGCCAGCGTGATGTGGGCTGGATGGGCACACCACGTGAGCAGAGCCTCATACTCAGTGCCAACAAAAACGACAACGTGGTGCTCAACCACGACGGATCAACCACTATCCAACGCCTGTTCCTGGGCGGTGTGGAAATTGGAACCACGGACCAATCACCTGCTGGTGCCGCGCCACGTGGCAGTGTGATGTTCAACAACAATCCAACTCCGGGCTCGCCCGCAGGCTGGGTCAGTTTGGGCAACGGCGCTTGGAGCCGTTTTGGCACCCTAGGTTGACAAAGATATAACAATAGCGTACACTTGCTCTATGACTAGCGTCTTCGAGTTTGTTTTAGTAAGTATCATTGGTCTGGGCATGCTCCTGGGCATGATACTTTTCTTCAGCAAGCTCTTGGATATTTTCTTTGAATCCGATGACCCTTGGAAAAACAATGACAGATAAACGAATCGGCTTTTGTTGCAAATGGCTCAATGACCCATCCGAATGTGGCGGCATGAAAGTAAATGCTGTGGATCGCGAGCTAAACGGACGCTCAACTACCATGCGCTGGTTGCGTGAACATGCAGACGAAGCTGAACAGCGCCAGTGGGACATCATGAATCACAATGCCATAGCCGCGGTCAAGATGATTGAGCGTGTGGCTACCTTGGAACCCGAACGACGCATGGTACGCCTGGGTAGCGAAATGCTACAGGGCTACACAGAACCGTCGTGGATTGACTGGTGGCAACGCCCAGAAATCCAAGCGCACTGTGAAAAGATCTTTGCACCCATTGGTGAAACTGCTCGACGCTTGGGTGTGCGACTATCGTTCCATCCTGGCCAGTTCTGTGTGCTGGCGTCAGAGTCAGACGAGATTGTGGAGCGCAGTATCTTAGAATTTGAATATCACGTTGATATGGCGCGGTGGATGGGCTACGGCGCCACATGGCATGACCATGGTTTCAAGATCAACGTGCATTTGTCTGGTAAAGGTGGATCAGACAAGTTCCTACGAACCCTGGGCAAGCTCACGCCCGAGGCCAGGAATCTAATAACCATCGAAAACGATGAGATGACAAATGGACTGGACTGTACTCTTGCTGTTGGTGAACATGTGGCTCTTGTTCTCGACATTCACCATCATTGGATCAACTCGAATGGCGAATATATCTTGGCCACGGATGATCGCGTTCGTAGGGTTGTTGACAGTTGGCGTGGTACTCGTCCTGTTCTGCACTATTCTGTTAGTAGGGAAGATATTCTTGTGGGTCATTGCCCCGGAACTAGGCCCGATCTTGCGGGACTTGTTGCTGGAGGTCATAAGAAACAAAAGCTTCGAGCACACAGTGATTTTTACTGGAACGAGCCTGTCACAGACTGGGCTTTGACTTTCCTAGACAACTTTGACATACAGTGCGAGAGCAAGGGCAAGAACTTGGCCAGTGGTCAAGTTTACAATCGAGCCAAGACCCTACAGCTGGTATAAAAAAGCCCCTTCCGGGGCTTTTTTGTTTTTAAGACGCTTTGGGTGTCTTAGGTTTCTTTGGTGCCTTGGCTTTGGTAGGTGCCTTGGCAGTAGCAGTCTTTTTAACAGGAGCAGGCCGTTTGGCCTTTGCTGTCGTCTTTTCAGCTACTGAAGTCACCTCCTTTACAGGCTCAGCTACAACAGCAGGTGCTGGTGCAGACTCCTGAGCAGGCGATTCAACCTTGTATGGTACTTCCGCCGCTATTGCATCCGGTTTTCCAAAGATGAAATGTTTGATCTTTTGCAACATCGTAATGTCTCCTTCGAAGATGTGTATTATATTTAGTGAGAACTCACTAGTATTTGATAGAAAAATATTCAATAAAATGTTGCACTGCCGCATAAATAAATGTACAATGTAGAAGTGATGCCAGTAGTTGGGTCACTTTGAAATTGGAACATTCGTCTATAAGGAGAAAAACATGTTCACAGCAGACACAGTAATCGACACAGTTACCACAGCCCAGAAACAGGCTATCAAGTTCATCAAGAACGAAGCAGTTGCAAAGAGCCTCACAGAAATCGTTGACACACAAGCCCAGACCGCCAAAGCCGCAGTCAAGGTCGGAACCGACGCATTTGCCACAGTAGGCAAGGAATTTGTCAAGGCCACCACAGAAGCCTCAAAGTATGACTACAGCAAGCAGTTCGCTGAAGCATATGAGTCTTGGACCAAGATGTTCACACCTGCCAAGGCCAAGTAAGTTAGCACTCACTAACCTATTGAAAAACGGGCATTTTTGCCCGTTTTTTTACGGTTGACACAAAATCCCAATCTTGCTATACTTAGGACTGTAAATAACTGATCCTAAGGAAAAAATCATGAAATTTGCTCTTGTCATCGCCGCTATTGTTATCCTGGTGTGCCTGGGCCCGCTGGCAACAATCTGGTCTCTCAACACCTTGTTCCCGGTGCTACACATTCCGTTCACTTTTGACACCTGGTGTGCCGCAGTGATCCTGGGTGGCTTGTTCAGCGCCAAGTTCAAGTAACGGTTGACCAAAAATCCCAACTCGTGCATAATTACGGTATGACGATGAAAACGAACCAGACCATAAAGTTTGAAATGCCTCGTGTGCGCACCCGTGCTCACATGGTGCTGTTCTGCGAAGGTACTCCGTTCAAGCCCAAGCGGGTTGAGAACAAAAAGGCCTACGTTCGTCGTGCCAAGCATCCTAAACATCAACAAGAAACCTAAGGAGGGTTTATGACACGTCTGGAATCGGCTGCCAACACGGCAATCTTTGATCGTCAACTGCCGTTTGATCGTGCAGTGCGTTTCGTCACTCGCGAGGCCGATGTGGCTCGTGAAGTAGCAGAGCATGCTCTGCGTCAGGTACTGGTGTGGTACAAAAAGCCACGCTGATACTGATGGTAGCGGCACTGGCCGGTTGTGCCAGTACGCCTGCCTTCCAGTACGACATCAGCCGCATGCAACCGGACTGTGCCAATGCCCGGTTGCAGATAAACTGGCTTGAGTACCAGATCAAAAACAGCGGACTTGACCCCACAAGATCCGAGCCCGAACGCAAGTTCATTTCTCAAGCCAAGGAACTGGTATGGACTATACGAAGCACCTGCGTGGTACAGTAGCCCTTGTGGCTGTATTGAGCGTCACAGCCTGCGCCATACCCACTGCCAACACCGTGCGTATATCTCAGCAGGAAGCTGAGTCGTTCAGGATTGACTGCAATCACAAACAGGAACAACTGGAGTTTCTCAGAGCCCAGCTGATACGTCCGTATCCCTACAACAACGTGGTCACCACCAATGGTGAGCCTGTGTTGAATCCAGTGATACACAAAGACATAACTGGTTCCATAATCCAAGCTCGCATACAGAGCCTGAACACATGGTGCCCACGATGAAACGAGCTCTACTGGCCACCTTGGTTCTGTTGCAAAGCACAGCCTGGGCCGAATGCTATGTGCAAAGCACCTATCTCAACCAGATCAAATCTCAGATCGAGCGCACAGCCGACGAGCAACGATTCGTGGGCATGATAGATGGACAAAAGCTCTGCAGGGTGGCCTTCAGGGTCATGGTCTCAGGCCAATGGCACACTGCACAAGGTGAAGCCCTGGGTGTGCCCGAAGTTGACGATGCCCAGCTGTGTGCCAGGGCCACCGACACCGGCCGTGCTCGATTGCTGGAAAGCATTGGCAGTGTGAGATCCAGTGTGACCCAGGACATGATCTGTACCGACAAGGACATTCCAAAATGGAAACCAGTGCGAGTGGGCGACCATATTCGTGAAAGCGAAGTGGCACCGCATCCAAATCCTGCCCGTCGCAAGAGCTTTGCCTACATGGGCCAAGAGTGCAGATGGTTCGTGGAGACCGTGCCGTTTGGTACCGGAGGCCTGGAACAGAATTCGGGCATCATGTGTCGCCTCAAGCAGGACGACTGGTACATTGTTGACAAATGGGTCAACACCCGAGGTTGACACAAAATTGTTCATTATATTATACTTTAACTATCCTAACTCTACACGAAAGGTGTAACATGAAAAAACTGTTTGTGTTGTTTGCTATTTCAACGGTGCTGTCAGCATGTGGCACCATTGGTGGAGCAGTAAGTGGTGCTGGCACGGACTTGTCCAAGGCCGGTGAATGGATCAAATCTAAATAAGGAATTGTATGAAACAACTTGTTGTTGCTAGTGCTGTGGTTGCCGTGCTAGCCGGCTGTAGCACCACTGGAAGTCCCACTGCCAGTGGAAGTGACAACTTCTACCAGGCCCAGTTGGCCAAGGCAGAAGAAAAGCGCGAAAAGCAGGTGGAAAAGGTCTTGGACAAAGCGCCAGACTGGATGACCAAACTGCCCAAGGCCGCAGGTGTGGTCTATGCCAATGGCACTGCACGTAGCACTGATTTCAGCATGGCAGATGAAAAAGCCAAGATGATTGCATTTGGACGCATTTGCATGACAGCCGGTGGCGAAGTGGACAAGCAGGGCAAGCTGTATAGATCCGACACAGGAGATATCAGCACCGAGACCAGCGAAATCGCCATCCGCGAGCTGTGCAGGCGTGTGGACGTGACTGGTGCAGATGTGGTTGAGCTCAAGCGCATCAGCGAAGGTTCCTTTTATCGTTCCTATGTTTTGCTGGCCTTGCCCATGGGCGACGCCAATCTGCTGAAAAAAGCCAAGCTGGATGAAGAAGTGGCCAAATCTGCAGGACGCCGTAGCCAAGAAGCATTCAAAGAATTGGACGAAAAAATCGAGCAACGTTCGGAAAAGAACTGATAAAGTTATAGTTAAAGCCCACTGGCATGCACGTAAATACGCATGTCGGAGGGCTTTTCTATGGCAAGACCCAGTTTAATAACCCAATATATGACCGCACCTTTACCCACAGTGAGCGAGCAACGACGCTTGCCCTTTAGGCCCAGTGTGGAAGAAGCCAATAGACTCTACAATGTGATCAACAAGTATGTGTTCGAAAATCAGCTGACACGCCCAGAAATAATACTCAAGACCAATTGCCAGAAATTCTGGGGTGTTTGCAACTGGAAGGACGAACGCCAAAAAAGCGCCAGTTGGGGCAAGCCCGGCACTTGGTGCACCATCGAGCTCATGGACAAGTGGTTCTGCCCACAGTGGTTCTGCAACACCCTGGCACATGAAATGGTGCATCAGTATCAGTGGGACATAGAAGAAGACTTTGCCATACATGACAACAGTGGCGGGCATGGTCCCAGTTTCCATGCCTGGAAAGATCGTTTTGCCCATTACGGACTGTATCTCAAGACCAGCCATGGCATGAAACGCTGGTTGCGACACCAAGACTTTCGTAAGTGTTGACACCTGATCTATAATCAACTATAATTGCGTATAATTCAAACAGGAGCAGTGAATGCCACAATTCGTACCTACCGTACTAGAAAAAACTTCCAATGGCGAACGTGCCTATGACATCTACAGTCGCTTGCTCAAGGACCGTATCGTCATGCTGGACACAGAAGTAAACCAAAACTCAGCCAGCCTTACTGTGGCACAGATGCTGTTTTTGGAAAGCGAGAATCCTGAAGCGGATATCCTTTTCTACATCAACAGCCCAGGTGGTTCAGTCACAGCAGGCTTGGCCATTTACGATACCATGCAGTTTATCAAATGCGACGTTTCAACCATTGTGTTGGGACAGGCCTGTTCCATGGGCAGTTTCCTAGCACAGGCAGGCACGCCGGGCAAGCGCATCGTGTTGCCAGAGTCACGCACAATGATCCATCGTGTGAGTTCGGGCACCCCAGGCACCAGTGGTTCAGTCCATGTGCAGGAACTGGAATTTGAGGATGCAAAACGCACCTTTGAAGAAAGCATGCGCATCAACAAACGCCTGACAGAACTGTATGTCAAGCACAATACCGCAGGCAAGACCTATGATGAACTGTATCAGGCCATGAAGTTTGACACATTCCTGTCAGCCGAAGAAGCAGTGGCGTATGGGCTTGCAGATCGTGTGAGCGAAAAACGGTAAGACTATCCGTGCAGGTGCAATAAAAATAGTATAGTTTATGTTGCAGTGCCAGGTAAATACTAGTATAATCACTAATAGTGAAAACACTGAGAAAGGCCTGGCACACAATGCTACAACTACTGAAATCGCTTTACCAAAGCATCACACGACAAAGATCATACGGCTCTGAGCTGGAAAACTACATCGTGGCTCATAATCCTATGACCTGCGCTGATGTTGAACACTACGAGCGCATGTATGAATACGAGCGCAAGCGCACGGATCTACCGTTCAATCCTGGTATGGATCGGAGGTACTGCATATGAAACGATTTGTGCAAGCTGTATGGGAAACCATTAAACAAATACAAGAAGTCAGAGCCAAGGCCATTGCTGCCGGGCATGGGTGGTATTGATCATGTGGCCCTATACCGAAGACGAACTGGTGATCATCAACCAAGGTTGTTCCTGGTGGCCTGTTACTGACGACGAGTGGGAACGACTCAATTTCCCGGAGCGATTCCAAGGCAAGTGAAACAACCGCATTGGGCGCCTGGTAATAAATACACTATTCAGGGTGCCAAATAATGCGTTTGCAAGAATTCAATCTAGACCAAGCAGTACAGTTCCACGATGAACTCAATCCTCACTTGTGGGACGGTGACCGCCTGCGAGACGATGTCAAGGCCAAGCTGGTACGCATTGCCGAGGATTTCAAGCAGTTTATTGGAATCAGCAACTATGACATAGTTGACATAACCATATCGGGCTCCAACGCCGCGTTCTCTTATACTCCCAAATCAGACATAGATCTGCACCTTGTGGTCATGATTCCTGAAGAACATGACCCTGAACTGCGCCAATTGTTTGACGCCAAGAAATATCAGTACAACGACCAGTACGACTTCAAGATACATGGCTATGATGTTGAAGTGTATGTGCAAGATGCCACACAGCCGCATCACAGCATGGGCATCTACAGCATATTCCGAGACAAGTGGGTCAAGCATCCACAGCCCATACGTGCCACCGTGGACGACAGTGCAGTGGCACACAAGTACCACGGCTACAAAGAACGCATCAAACAGGCCATACACAGCAACAATGCAGAAATGTGCAGTCGTCTCTGGCACAGCATCAAGGACATGCGCACAGCAGGACTTGCACGTTGTGGTGAGTTTGGTGTGGAGAATCTCACGTTCAAGATGCTGAGAGCCGAAGGAGATCTTGGAGACCTCAAGGATCACATCACTGCACTGAAAACACAAGAATTCAGTCTACAGGAGCAGGCATGATCAATCTGCATCCGCTGTACGTGCCCAACGATCAGCACATGGTACTGACTACCATAATCGACGATGAGAACATGACTGTGAACATACTTGATGTCACGGATCAACCAGACGTGTTCCAAAACCATGTGTTGCCAGAAAATCGCTGTTATCGCATTGGTGGTCGCACTGACCTCAACAATCCACGCACTGTTCCCAAATATGGGGATCGTGTGCTCAGGAGCATATATCCTGGCGCCATCCTGGAACCCAAAAATCCTCGGGTGGAAAATGAACTGTTTGAGATAACGCCACTCAGCTATTATTGGCATGGCAATGCTTTTACAGAATCACGCACCAATGTGGCCTTGGACATCTATCAGTTCAGACAAGATCGTCCAGAGCTGGAACAGTTCTTTCAGGTCAAGCATCCCTACATGGACATGCTGAAATCACAGATACCCTTGCTGGGACTTCATTTGGACACACAAGACGTTCCAGCGGCAGCCGCTGCCGTGAATGCACAGTTCCATGAACGAATGATGTACAAGTTCAACAACAAATGCTTTGCACAGAAATTCTCACAGCATCGCACCTACATGGTAGGTGGCATCATTGATGAAGTTTATCATGACCAAAAATCCATACAGGACAGCAAGATAACCTATGTACTGGCGGACTTCATTCTCACACGCAACAGCGAAATGATCAACGCCATGACTGCAGGACTGACATTGGAGCTCTTGGAAATGAACGAGCGCAGGCAAAAATATCTGTTGGATCATTTGCGAGCCTGGTATGATGGTGGCATTGCCAGCCGCATAGTCAACAAGTTCTACAAGGAGCATGCCAAGAGCTACAACCATCAAGTGTTGTGGGGACTGTTTGAAGTGGTCACCAATGAACTGGACAACACAATCCGGACCGTGATAGGAGAGCACAAATGAAATCCAAAGACTTCATTGGCACCAGCGAAGTATTCCTAGACATGGACGGTGTGCTGGCTGACTTCTTTACTGAGTATGCCAAACTGGCCGGCATCGAGTCCGGCAACTACAGAGACATTCCGCCTGCCAAGGTCGACCCTACCTTGGACAAGATGATAGGCACTGACTTTTTCAATCGCTTGCCTGTGTGCAACAATGCCGAGCAAGTGGTCAGCACCAGCGTGAAGATATTTGGTCACTACAACATCTGCTCCAGTCCCCTGCGTGGCGACTTCAAGAACAGCGAGCAATGGAAAAAGGTCTGGATCGAACGCAACCTGTCACCTGCACCTGCTCGTATCTTGATCACACCCAACAAGGCCAAGTATGCCAAACAGCCCGACGGTACTCCCAACATCCTGGTAGACGATCGTGGCAGCAACATCACTGCCTGGGAAGCCGCAGGTGGCATTGGTATCAAGTACCAAGCAGACGAGAACAGCATCAGCGACCTGCTGAACGGATTCAAACGTGCCATGTCTATCCTGGCCAAAGAAAAACCACATGAGCCACAAAAGCTACAGAGCCTGGATCGAGGCAAGATGATTGCTGTGCAAAGCAGTGGCGACCAGGATGAAGAGCCACATCAGCCCTTGAAAGAAGGCATTGAAGGCAACCAAGAACTGGTCAGCAATTTCATACGCTGGGTCTACAAGAAACTGCACATCAATCTGCCCATGCCCAAGATACAGTTTGCAGACAAGAAAGAAAGCGACCATCAGGACCGCACCGGCTACTACAATCCTGCCACGCATGTGATGTGGATCTATACCGGCAACAGGAACCTGGTAGACATCCTGCGCACAGTGGCACATGAGCTCACACATCACAAGCAACGCGAAGAAAACACAGAAATAAACACAGCCAAACTGAGCAAGATCGAAAGCCAGGCCGACATGGCCGCTGGCATGTTGATGAAGCTGTGGATCAAGAAACACCCGGAGATCGTGCAATGAGAGCCAAGGACTACGAGATCCGCAACCACCCCAAGCTGGATCAACTGCTGTTCCAGCTGTGTGAAGAACTGATAGCTGCCAAGAAAAAAGACTTTGAATTCTATGGCATGGTGGCAGCTGGTGTGCTGGATCCAGACAATCGTTTTGTGATTGGCATCAATCGACCCACAGCAGATGGACACCGTAGCCATGCTGAACGTGTGGCCATCTATCGCTACAAAGAACTGTACGGCGACATCCCCGAAGGCAGCATACTGTTGACCACGCTGAGTCCCTGCAACGAGCAAGAGGGTTACATGGCCAAAGAAAGATTTGGCTACAGTTGCACACAGCTGATCAATGACAGCAACCTGCACAAGGTCTACTGTGGTTATGAAGACCCCACACAGCACGAGGATCTAGACAGAGATTTCACACTTGAAGAAACCAGCAACCAACATGTGCGAGATCTCTGCAAGCAGTTTGCTGACACGTTTCTCAATAACGACCAACAGCTGGGCGAAGGCATTGGCCGACACTTGGCTGCAGGCGCATTGGCCGCTGGCATGGCATTTGGTGGCGCAGGTGCCAAGGCCGCAGATACCAACAAGTACCAGGATGATCCTATCATGGCCGTGGTACAACAAAAAGAACAAAGCAAGCTGGACCAGGATCGACTGGAACAGATCATACAGCGCATAGAACACGAACGCAAGTTATCTCAAGCAGAAACACCTGCTCCTCAAGCCGCACAGTCAGTGCCGGTTCCTCCACAGCGAGACATCAAGCCCAGCGGACTAGGACCAATCAGCCGGGTGTTGCCCAAGGCCACAGTGAAGAAAGCCGAGGCCAAACCTCGTGTGTATCATCCTGTGACCAGTTCGCCATTGGAGATTGGCCTCCACAACGCCGCAGTCAAGGCCGGTATCAAGGGTGCAGAACTGTTTGCCTTGATGGGGCAGTGCTTTCACGAAAGCGCCAAGTTTTCTACCACACAGGAATTTGCTTCAGGCGAAGCCTATGAAGGTCGCAAGGATCTGGGCAACGTCCAACCCGGAGATGGCACACGTTACAAAGGGCGTGGCCTGATCATGCTGACTGGTCGTTCCAACTATGCACAGGCCGGCAAAGATCTGCACATAGATCTAGTCAAGCATCCAGAGCTGGCTGCCAGGCCCGATGTGGCCATCAAGATCAGCCTGTGGTACTGGAAGCACAAGGTACAGCCACGTGTGAGCAACTTTGGTGATGCACGTGCCGTGACCAAAACAATCAATCCTGCGCTCAAGCACTTGGATCGTCGCAAGGAAGCCACGCAGAGTTTCAAGGTAGCCAGTAAATGAAAATAAAAGAAATCATTTCTGAAGCCTTTGATCAGCCCTACAAGGGCAAGTGGGAAAAGAGTGATTACGGTGACGTTGATCTAAACGTAAAATTACCCGACGGCACACCACTCAGCATCATGTTCAACGTTGAACACTTCAATCCGGAATATGACGGAGAAAGCAAGGAAGTGGTACAAGTTGAGTTTTATAGAAACAACAGCCAAGACGTCACCGGCGAGGGCGATGCACAGCGTATCTTTGCCACGGTGCTAGATGCCATACAAAAATACATTAAAAAATACAAACCCGAACAACTGAGTTTCTCAGCCAGCAAATCACTGGACATGGACGCGGACGATGTTGAACGGTTCAATCCAGAAAGCCGTGCCAAATTGTACACTAGACTGGTACAACGATATGCTGGTGTCTTGGGCTATCAGGCCCAGGTTGATGATAATGGCGATGTGGTCATATATCAACTCACACGATTAAAGCAAGGTGTAGCGGAAGGTACCGGCGGTATAGATTTTGACATGCATTTTGATGACGAAACTGGATCGTTTGCTAAATTGACTGCACGAGCGCACGGTCGTGTGTTAGGGTTTGTTAAATTCTTTGTAGACGGCGACACATTGATTGCAGACAAATTAGAAGTAGATGAACGCTATCGTGGCCAAGGTATTGCCGCGGCAATGTACGACTATGCCAAATCGCAAGGTTACACCGTGGAAAAAAGCGATGACCTAACTCCCGACGGCGAACATTTTTGGAGTAAAAATCGCGGTGATAGATCTGTGTGGGAAAACTTTGCTGATGGTCGGCATCCTGAAGACAAAGGCGATTCAAAACGCCATCATGTGCCTACCAAGGCCAGCGTGAGCAGTCTACGCAAATTTGCAAAAAATCATTCAGGCCGTGCCGCACAACTGGCACACTGGATGGCCAACATGAAATCAGGCAGGGCCAAGAAAAAATGAAAATCTTGGAGATCATAGCAGAATCAGTACATGACAACTTGGTATACCATGCTACCACTTTGCAAGGACTGCAAGGCATGATCAAGTCAGGACAGATATTGCCCAGCGGCGAAAAGACCGCGCATGGCTGGGGCGGTGGCGGCATTGGTGACCACGGGTCTATCAGTCTCACTAGAGACCGCAACTATTTTCCATTTGACTTCACTGACGTACAGATTACATTGGATCGTGATGCTTTGGCCAACAACATCAAGATCCGTCCGCACAATTTTGGTGGGCGATACGAAGCCGAGGAGCGTGTGGACCGTGCTGTGCCTTTCACCAGTCGGTATGTCAAGCAAGTGAGTTTCCGCAATGATCCTCCCAGTCGTTCCATGCAAGCAGAATTGAAAAAATTAGGAATCTCTGTACAACAATATCGTGAACTGCCACCAGTGAATCGACAGTACGACTATAGCATCAATCCCAAAGACCATGGCGACCAAAAATTAGACTGGCGCATTGAAGACAACAACGGCACCAGCTGGAAACGGTTGACTGACATGACAGCTAGCGAAGCACAGTCAGTGTTGGACGATTACGAGATGCGCATGAAGCCTGCGGCACAGCGAGACAACCCTGACTATCCCAAGCGTTATCGATTGGTGCAAGACAAATAACAAAAGAAAGAACAATCATCATGAGTGAAAAGTTTGAAAGCGATACATTATTCAGCCACGTCAAACACAACGAAGGCGAGTTCAAGGGCGGAGGTCTGCGTGACTTCTTCTTGTACAAGGACCTGGGTGTGGCGGAAGCAACCAAAGGACGCATACTGGCACATGTCACAAAGGCCAATCTACCTCCAGAAGGTTCAGGCGGCACAGGCTGGCACTATCATGTGGCTGAGTTCCAGATTGTGTACATGCTCAAGGGCTGGGCCCGGTTCATGTATGAAGACAAGATACACTTGGTAGAAGCCGGTGACTGTGTGCAACAGCGTCCAGGCATTGTACACTATCTCTATGACTATTCACCAGACATGGAGTATCTAGAGATCATCACACCAGTGGACTATGGTACCATACCCGCCGAAGGTCCTTGCGACATACCCGATCCAACTCCGTGGTCTGAAAAATGATATTGGTATATATACACGGCGCCAGCGCCACCAGCGAAAGCTTCAACTACATACGTGGCAAGCTCAAAGGCCGTGATGTGGTTGTGAACTATGACAGCCGCAACGGCTTTGAAAACAACCTGGCTGACATGAAGAAACAGTTGGCTGACCTAGACCACATGTTCTTTGTGGCACACAGCCTGGGCGGTGTGTATGCCCTGCACATAGCCAATGCCATGCCTGACCAAGTGTTGGGTGCTGTGACCTTGAGCACACCCTATGGTGGTGCTGAAGTGGCTGAAGTGGTCAAATACTTCCTGCCATTCAGTCGGTTGATGCGTGACATTGGTCCCACATCATGGGCCATGAAGCAGGCAGACAGCATCAAGATACAGCATCCTTGGACCAACGTGGTCACGGTGAAAGGACAAAGTCCGTTCATGGTCGAACCCAATGATGGTGTGGTTACCATTGCCAGCCAGCGTCATCACAAAGACATGGAACTGATAGACGTTGATTACAACCACTACGAAGTGGTGCTCAATGATCAAGTTGTTGGTATCATCAAGAACCGAATAAATACTCTAATTACAGGAAACAACTGACATGCGCTATCACGAACTTATTAACGAGTCACGCACACTGGGCGGTTTTGCCGTCAAACCAGTGAACGTGGAACAAAACGAACCAGAAGTAGATGAAGCCATTGGCCTCAATGCTCCACAACGCAGAGTCAGCCGCGACGAGTTGCAAAGCTACGCTGATCGCATCAAGACCGGTACCAAGACCAAACGAGACAAGTTTGAACCTATCATCCATGGATCCAACATCAAGGCCATCACCCGAGACGACGGGACCGAATGGGACCTTGACGATCTAGCCAAACAGATTACCACACGCCC